ATGCAGGCTGACTTTGAAAGATTCAAAGAACTAAAAACCACAGAAGAAAAAGAAGCTTTCAAAAAGGAAATGCAGGATAAATATAATAAACTACCGGAAGCCCAAAAGGAAGCCTACAAAAAAGCATCTGAAGCTGGGCTAAAAGCAACGGTAAATGCCTGCAATGATTATATAGAAAGAGTGGAAGAAGCCATATTACGTGATAAACTTGGAGAATTGCCCGAAGCAATCTCATTCAGTTATATTGCAAAGAAATATTTTGGTAAAAGTAGAAACTGGCTATATCAGCGTATTAACGGAAATATAGTCAACGGGAAAAAGGCTCGCTTTACTGACAATGAACTCAAAACGTTCCTGAACGCTTTGAACGATGTTAGCGAAATGATTCATCAGACATCATTAAAAATCAGTTAAGCTCTTATTTGACACCATCCCTGCATTGAGCCGATGCAGGGATTTTTATTGTCTAATCGAAAAATAATTGTATCTTTGCAACATCAAGATAATACGGACATAATTCGGATTATTTTGGTTTGACTTTGGTGAGGGGGTGGTTCCCCTCACTTTTTTTATATCCACGATCGAACTTTTCATTTATATATTAGTACTATCTTATGTAACCCTTCTTGAGAGTTTGTTGATTCGTGTGTTGTTGATAGGAAGGATTACAAAAAAGGCAGCCTAATAAGCTGCCTTTCATTTACCTTCAATCCAATTATTTACTTACATCCCAATCAAAAGAATAAACATAACCATTGATAGGTATATTTATAGTTAGAATCTTTCCCTTTTTTCTTTTAATGTTCATATATCCTATTATACCCTCATTGGGATGTACTGTTGTCTTCTTTAGATATCCTTGCCTTTTTATTTCCCTATCATTATCCATCATTTTACCCAATGTTTGTAGTTGATAAGATGATGCCATATTAGCTTGAAAAGCCGCATTTGCATCATAATGGTTGGTCACTGTTGTATAAGCGGTACCATTTGACGAATACGATGTGGAATAAGATGTAGAATATCCGGCACTTCCTGCACTAAGCCCAGAAGAAAAGCCATATAAGGCCATAGCCCAGTTTTGAGACTTTCTTATCTTTTTCTGAAAAGCTTCATTTGTGTATACCATTAATTGATAATTATCTCCTCTATTAGTCAGCAAATGAGAAGTAACATCGTCCGGCGTAAATATGACCGACGAATCACACTGATTCTTGATGAAAACATCAATCCGATAATATTTTCCATAATCATCCTTCGTTTCATAAGTCGTAAGGCCAACGATAAAACCATTCGCATTTCTATATGCCCAAAGATTCCCATCATTATATTCTGTCATAACCGTAGAATCATTTTCTGATAGAATTAAAGTTTGTGCTTTGGATATTATTGAAATACACGCAAAAAGAAATAAACATATATATTTCATACCTTCAATATAATTTATATAAGTTACATCATAAGATTAGATTAAAATGTAAATACGAAATTATAAATAATATGTGAAATATCCAAAAAGAATTTAGCAGTAAAAAAAATAATGGAGAAGTAATCTACGAATACTAGTGTATTGTATTTCCTTTTTCATTACCACATAATCAAATTACAGCTTATTCCCACCCCAACATACCAACCGCCCGGATAACTATATCCTGTCTGTAAGCCTAATCCCCAACGTTTTTTCTTCTGTAAAGGTGAAAGAGTAATAATTTCCTTGTCTCTGTACACCTCCATGAAATCAAGACTAGGCTTATATCCACTAACTATGGCCCGGTAATTATCAGTTTTATATTCCTTGCTTACAATAGGTACAAGTACCGGAATTGAATCACCTTCTACGGTTCTGTCAGTCGTAGTATCTATCAAGATAGGTAAATATACCGTATCGATACGCTTTGGAGTTCTCTTTGCCGGTTTGGGTATTGTGTCTCTTACTGTGTCCCGGACATGTACAGTATCTCCCTTAATGTACACAGTTGACAGATCGTGCAGATGGCAACGCATCCACACGATCACGCCAAACAATAGACAGACTAATATCCACGGAAGAGACTTCATATGCCTAGATATTTACAAATGCCTTTCACATGAAGAGAAACAATAGTCCGTTTCCCCTCCTCTGACAGCAGGAAATCCACATCTTCTTTGTTATCCTGAAACAGATTCTCCGTCAGAACAGCCGGACACTTCGTATGTTTCAAGATATAAAAACTACTCTCCTTATCTGGATCACCGTCTGCCATATCCTTCCGTATTTTCATTCCAAACAAACATTCTTCAGCAGTAGCATACAGACAGTCAGCCAGCTTATCGGCTTTTGTCTGTCCCACACTGGTCCATGCTTCCCAACCACGTGCTTGCATCCAATTTGAACCATTACCGGCTGCATTGCAATGGATAGAAATAAGAATTGCTTCAGAAGTTTTATATTCATTCACTCGCCTACAACGTTCTGACAAAGGAACATCTATTTCCTCTTTCACGACCAGTTCCGCATCAATACCTAATTTACGCAATTCAAATACTACACGCCCAGCAATTTCACGGGTATAGGAGTATTCCCTTAACCTGCCATCTGGAGAACACTTACCCGGAGTATTACTACCGTGACCGTTATCAATCAATATTTTCATATCTTTCCTCTTTATCTAGTTCGTTTTCGATTCTATCAATAATTCCTTGTACATGTGTAGGCGTAGCCCGCTTAAATTCAAAACGTATTACATGGTAAATTATACGAAACCCTTTGTTTCTAGGATAAGCAATAATCAGATTCTTAAATGCGTTCTGAAGATATACATAAGAAAATACATACGTAATAGTCTTAATAACTAACAATGAGTTCTCACCATCTCCTATCAAGCTCATAAAGGAGAAGACTACTTCAATGATTATAAGATAGAGGAGAAGTTCGACCAAGGCATTTTTAAACTTATCCCACTTAAAGTTTTTACAACGTATAATTGAAACACCATCAGCCCTCATTCCGCACCAAATATTAAATCCAAACATTACAACTAATGCTATAAGAAAACCTTTAGTCGGCGTTAAATAAGCAAGAAGAGAACTGAACATCGAAACGAAAATAATTCGTATCTGGTCTACATTAAATAACTCATATAACCATCTCATAATATTAATCATAAAGTTACTACCAATATTGAAAACACAGTAATCAGCCCAGGAAGCAAAACAGTAGCTAATGCGTCAAGCCAATCAAAGATGAACCCGCACTTTTTCTGAATGTACTCAACCACTATTGCGGCAATGGCGGTTGTCGTTAAAGAAACAATAGCAGATTTACAGAAATCAATGTCTAATAGAAGGAAACAGAAAACAAGCATTACAACAAAGACGAACATCCCGGCTTTGACGTGTGCCGGTCGGTTAGATTGCAAAAGCCAATCATACAATACTTTTATACCCATACTCATAGCGTTTAATTATTAATAAAATATTCTGTATGGAACAAATGTATTGAGTATAATAACGAGTTTTACAAAAATGGAAAATCTTGGAAATCAATTCTATGATAAATATCTATAAAACAAGACATTATAATTTTCACTTTTTCCATAAATAAAAAAGGGATGCTTGATAAGCACCCCTAAACAACCAACAGATTGAACTATTAATCCGTAAACATATACACGGAAAGATCAACCTTTTCTATTTCGTCTGAAATTGTATCTCCATACATTGTAAGACACACCCGATAACGGTCAATACTTCTTTGAATCTGTTGCAAGGTAGGTTTCTCGGGATATTCCGAACTGGCAAAAGTTACCAGTTCTTCACCATTCTCACTGGTACCAACCACCCGGAAGTGATGACGTACAATCCAGGTTCCGTCCGGCTGTTGCTCTATCGGCTTAACAATCCCACGCGGTAAGATATTTTTTTGATCCATGTTTTTTGATATGTTTAATTAGTTGTTTTCTATGGTTATATTTATTCTTCAATACAAACTTTTCAAAATGTCCTTCGATATAAACATATTCCCACCATTCAGGAAGTAACATCGCTGCAATTCTACGGCGGATATTGTACGTTGCAAAGTGTTTCATCAGGCCATAATAAGAGTTCATCGTACTCACAAACTTCTCAACATACGCTTCTGCAAATCCATTTTCAGCTATTCTATTAAATTTCCTGACAGCGTTATATGTGTTACCAACCACCCTGTTAGATACATAAATTCTACCCGGCAAAATGAACGCCCCAACAAACAAGACTCCTTTCTTATAATGCTGAAGATACAGTTTGCGTGGATGCAACCGTAAAAGGAGTTGTTCTTTCAGGAAACCATCAAGAAGATGGACTTTGGACAATATTTCTTCCGGTGATTTCACTACGATACAAAAGTCATCAACAAAGCGTACATAATACATGAATCCCAATATTTCCATCACGAAATAATCATATACAGACGCCAGAAAGTTGGCTATGAGTTGTGACGGCAGGTTCCCGATAGCCACTCCTCTGTCAGGATCATTATGAAACAGACTTTTATTACTGGGAAGTCTGTCCCACATGGAGACGGGAGAGCGTCTGATACACTTATTTTGTGGACAATGAAAGATAGTAACGGCTAGAAGGTAAAGCAGACATTCAATATCATCGCCTTTATAATTGTCCCTTACGAATATGTTCAGCATTTCCCATACCAACGATTTCGAGATAGACATGAAGAAACTGAACAGGTCATCTTTGAAAATGTACGCATCGGCAGTATAATTCTCACTGACCTCGACTATCATGTTATTCAGATAGTGCACGGCAGACAGACATCCCTCACCTTTCCGGCAGTTCTTCGAGACGTTCCCTTGTTCCCGAAAACGTTCCTCTAAAATCGACTCGATACGAAGAGCGATCCAGTGATGGACAACACGATCAATGAAAGCGGCGGCAAAAACCTCCCGATATACCGGGTAAGTCCGTATGAATACTTTTGAAAAGTCCGGTACATATTCACCGTAAATAATAGAATACCATAGCCGCACCAATGCAGACTGATAATCATTATAAAACTCAACACAATCCGTACTCGTTCTTTTCTGTCTGGCACAATCTTCGGATGCTTCGAAAATACTGCTAAGAAGTATGTCATAGATTATATTACCTGTTGCGGCGAGGGGACGAACCCGGTTCGCGTTCTGGCGGTTGTTCGTGTTGACGTTGCCGTTGTTGAAGTTCACGTTCCAACTGCTGGAAGCCGTTGCATCCGCTATCTTAGTCTTTCCCGGCTCATCACCGGGGGGATGCCCAATAAATAATTCTAATTGCTCACTCATAATCCCCTTGGCGATTATGACTCCGGCTTTGCGACTTGTTGCGATCCGTTAGCTTTTTGCCGTTGGAGATCTGCAACCGTTTTTTTGTACCAACCGGTACTTTGCTTACCGATGCTCTCTGCAAGCAGACAGATTTCGGCAGTTTGAGTCAGGCTGGTCAAATGTCGTTCTTCACACACTCTTAGCAGTAATTTCAATGCATCAAACTCACACAAAAACTTCATCAGATAATCTGCACGATGCTCAAGGTTCATATCTGTATTTGCATAACGGATATATTCGCAACAATGAACGGCAAGCATCATCAACTCCGTACCAAATTCATACCGGAACGCCTTGGGGAATTGTTGCCGGGCATCAATGATAAGGTTCAGAAGCTTATACATCGAATTTGATATAGGAAGGTCTTGTGTAAGTGCCATGTTAATTTTTTAATATTTTAATGTATGTATTAGAGGGGGCAAAGTTAATAACTGTAAAGCAATTAACACAATTTTAGCTCAAAAAAGTGAAGCTAAAAAGCCCCTGCCGGGGCTTTTATTTAGCTAACCCTTTAAGGGATAAAGAATTAAAGGGATAAAGTGTTTATTGCGGCGAGGGGACGAACCCGGTACGCGTACTGGCGGTTGTTCGTGGTGACGTAGCCGCCGGTGAAGTACACGCCCCAACTGCTGGAAGCGTCATATTCGGTACTAGACCAATACCAGTCATTTGTAAATATATTTTGATTGCCAAACATAGAAGTTATGAGCTCATTGATTTCGGTTTTATACTTGGCCATAAGCATAAGTTCACCCAATGCGGGCAGGTTCCACACGGTTGTATCTTCAATTCCGTCAGATTCAAGCGTACAGGCTTTATAGGCTCTGGCAACTTCGGCGGCAGGGGCGCCGACAGTTCCCTGGGTGTCCTTGACGCCTGCAAGGGTTTCTATTATAACATCGGTATTTTCCTTGCCGTCGAAGGTATCATAGAGTCCTTGGTTACCACTGCCGTAGTTTTTCAGGCCGCGTAGGTCAGTTCCGTAGCCACCCCATTTGAACGTTTTATTGCCGCCTGCGTCAACGCAGTCGCTTTTGGCGATAATGAACTGGTGGCATTCGGCGCGAAGTCGGATGCCGATACGGATATACTTGGAGCGATTATTCGCGCTCATGGAGTTCCATTCGGAAGCCGTGAAAAAGACTTGTTCACCGTCTTCAATCCGGAGCGTAGCCAAAGAAAGGTCAAGAAGCGTACCTGACCATTGCATATATTTGGCGATGTCGCTTGCGGGGGTGTTTTCATTCACGGTTGTAAAACCTATTGATTTTAAGGCTTCTATCTGGTCTTGTTTATTCAAGCGCAGAAGCATGGCGTTGGCGATATTTTTATCCATTTTATTGTATAATATTAAGTTAATACTATTCGGAAGCAACAGCTCTCACATGAAGAAGGGCTGAATTTTTGTTTTGATTCGTAATACGCCCGGTATTCAGTTCGAACGCCCAGGCGGAGTTAGTATCCCAAATTGTTGATGACCAGTAGTATTTATCAGTCATCAGCATACTGTCACTACTCCAAAAGGTACGCATCATCTCATTGATTTTATCGCGGTAGCGGTACATCAGAAGCATTTGGCCGGATGAAGGAAGGAACCAGTTGGATTCATCCTCGATACCGTCACTTTCCAAAGTGTAGGCACGGTATGCACGGGCGGCTTCGGCAGCCGGCGCACCGATTACACCGCTATTGTTTTGGTCTTTCAGGCCGGTGATAATCAGGTCGGTATCTTCCTCACCCGTGAAGCAGCCGTACATGGCACCCAGTCCTTTTTGGTTCAGGCCGTCTATGGCTTTACCCTGACCGCCCCAATAGAAGGTAGTAGTCATATCGGCATTATAGCACTCCTGGGCGGCGATTACGAAGGAGTGTCCATGGGCACGGATACGAAGCCCGCGTTTGATATACAGTTGCTTATTAGCGAGCGTAAGGGAGTTCCATTCGGCAGCAGTAAAGTATGCCTTGGAGTTATCCGAAATACGATTACAGGCAAGATGCAGATCAAGCAGACCGGCGGCCCACTTGATACGTTGTCCAAATTCAGATGCGCGGGAATTCTCGGTGACATCCGAGAAGCCCACGGCGTTCAGTGCTGCCACTTGTGCCTGTTTATTCAAGCGAAGCAGCGTTGCGCTTTGTTCATTCGTCATAGTTACTTGTTGATTAAATCATTAATATCCATATTGTCTTCAGCGAAGCGTTCGAGATATTCTTCGTAGGTTTCGCCGTTATAATATTCAAGGACTTCATTGATGTTGTCCAGCGTTACGTTATCGTAGTACGGTTCTCCGCCATAAGACTCATTATTGAACCAGTTGATCAGGTCGATGTAGGCATCTATGACGGTAAGGATGACAAGGCCGTCAATACCGGATTCAAGGGATTCGATTTCATCCGTTTCACGGATAACTGTCAGTTCATACGTGCCGTTGACTACCGGTTTATCCTGTCTGTTGCCGTCCTCATCCATTCCGGCAACTCCATATTCGAGAATGGCAAGAAGCTCGGAGCCGTCAGCCTTCAGGGTCATGTTCGAGATACGGAGCATGGAAAGTTTACGGGATGCCGCTTGTGAAGCGAGGACGTCACGGAGCATCTGAATGGCGTCAAGTTGAGGCGACGTTTCAAGACGCAGGCGTTGGACGTTCGGCATGGATTCTATATGCAGGCCGGACGGGGCGGAAAGACCGGTATAGGTCAGTTCAGGAAGACCGACAAAACGGAGGCTTGTCATTGTTGGTGGAAGAGAGATGTCATTAATCGGAGAAGTCTCTGCAAGAGTGATGTTCTCCAGTTTGCTACCGGACGCATTGATATGGGCGATACGTGGGCATTTGTCGGTAACGAGCGTAGCGATTTGTGTGTTCCGGATATCGAGTGATACGAGGAAGGGCATTTCGCCGCAGTTCAGCGAGGTAAGCGGTGCGTAAGAACCGATGGATTGTTCTGTATGGGTGTCAGAGCCTAAGATAAGGGTTTCCACAAGTTGCATGGCGGAGAAGCTCACCGTACTTGACAGGGAGATTTCAGACAGGTCGAGCAGCTTCATGCGGTCAGCCTGATAGATATACAGCAAGGCGCCTTCCTCATGTGAGAAGTTGGTGAATACATATTCTTCGCCCGCTTCAAGGAAGCAGCTTTCGGAAAGGTTGCCGCTAGCGTCATTGCCGACACCGAAGTAACCGTTTTTAGCAGCGACAATCCGGATGGTGGCGTTTGATTTGGAAGATACGCGCCCGGAAATTACACCGCTGAAGAAATCACCGGTTTGGAAATAGCCGTCACGAATACGCCAACGTCTTTCGATGAAAGACGGAAGGGCGGTAAGTCCAAGACCTTGCAGGGCATAGAAGTAAATAGCATCAGAGGTGGCGGTATAGGAGATGTATTTCCGTTCACCGTCGTAAGAACTAACCAGTTTCTGCCATTTTTTGAGCCGTTTGTCAATGAAGAAATGCGTAGCTCCTTCGGGTGAGAACGGGTGCAGGGTGACGCCGTCAATGGTCGCCTGAACGTTACGCATGGCGGCGGCAACGGTACGCAGGGAGAGTTCCGTACCGGATGAGTCAGTCCACACTACTTGCTGGAGATAGATGTTATTAAACAGAACGGAGCCGTAGCCAGCATAAGGGTTAGTGAATGTTTCATCGCTCGTCCGGTTGGGGTCCACCTCGGCATCAACCGTGCAACCACCGTCATTGTCCTTGCTATTGAGCGTATCGCAGTCATAGATTTTATTCAGGTACATGCGCATGGCATCCTCGGAGCTGTACACACCGTCTGTTACGGAAGCATACTCTTCCAAGAACCACATCGGCTGCATATTCTTGGCGCGTTGGTCAGTGGCGGCAAGGTAGTCGGTGAAGATGTCATAACTCAAGACACTTTCTGGGCAGGCGTATTTATACAGGTTTTCCTTCCATGTTCTTTGCCAGTTTCCGCCTTTGGAGTAATCGCAGGAATCACAGAAGCGCAACCATCGGTAGAGGTTATAGGGCACTTTCTTACCCAAAGCGTAATCAATGGCGAGCTGGTCATCATCGACAAGCGATTCAAAGTAGTAAGTCCATGCCGGGAAGGTATCAGCAGAGATAGTTCCGTTATCCACGAGTTTTTGAACCCATGAGGACTTGTCCGTTTTCATGGCCATCATATCCTGAACAGAACCAACGCCCTGAAACCAGTCCATACCTTGGTAGTTAAGAAGTTCGAAACCTTCAACCGGATTCAGGACGTCACCGGTGACATTCCATTTGCCGTTTTCATACTTCATGGAACCGGACTGCTTTTTCCATGAGCCGTCCTGATACCTCATTATCCGGTACGAACTACCGCAATATAGGGAAAGCAGGTACACGCTGTCCGTATCGAGTCCGTCAGTCTGTTTGAAGCGTATCTCAATTGCGTCTAAAGTTTCGTCAGGAGTACCGAAGAACTCTATGAAGTCACCATAATTCAGGCAACCTTTATTATAGCCGGGGGTATCTTTGAAACCGAGGGCGAACTGTTCCCCTTTGTCTTCTTTCCAGTTGCCTTTGGCATGGAAATAGACGTTTTGCAGGCTGTCATCCTTACACCGATAGGTGGCTACCGGGTGATTGGCGGTGGAGTGGTTCATCTGCAAGCCTTCGATATGCAAGTCACCGCTGTCAAATGTTCCGTCAAATGCACGTTGGACAGGTGTCATATAGTTACCACCCAAGGCACGGTATGTAACGTTCATCATTTCACAGGCGCCGCAGTCGTTCGCATTGCCGGAATCGGAGTAATCGACTTTTACGGTAATGACATCGACCGGGATTGTATTATCACCGACCTGTACTTTGTTGATGGCAGCCAAGGCTATTGCACGGCGTCCTTCCTCCGTCGTATCGTCCGGATTAAGTAGTATGATTCGAGTGTCCTTGTTTTTGCCTTTGCTCTTGGCGAGGTAGTAGCGTTTATTCTTTACCGGGCGTTTGGCAGAGGTGGTTCCCTGGTTGCGGGTTTGGACACTCACGGCCTTGAAGTTACGCCACGGGCGTTCGGGGTCAAAGTAATAGAGCGTGATGTATATCTTCGTACTGGTGGAAGTGGTGCCGTCCAGTGCTTCTATATCGGAGCCTTCATAGGGGCATTCGACAATGTAAGGCATACCGCGTGAATAGATTTCGGCAGCTGACGGGCGGCTTTGGGTACTACCCTCGGCTGTCTGGCTTTTAAGGACGTCCTCAAAGGCGTATTCCTTCACCATTACCTCTGTATCGGTCAGACGGACAAGGTAGTTCTTGAACGCCTGTGCCCATTCCATATAGGAGTTCCAGGCCATCATGTAATAAAGATACAAATCACCCAGTTTGCCGTCCATCGTTATATACTTGGTTTGAATCAGGGAGCCGCCGCCCGGAACATAACCAAGACAGGCGACTTCCTCACCGTTGAGGAAGAGTTTCATCATGGAATATCGTGTGCCGTCACGTTCGACGTAGTTGCTTGCAGGTTCAACAACTACGGCTACGGTTATCTTTTCACCCTGTCGATAGGCGCGTTCTTCACGACGGGAAACGCCATTGTTACAGAAGATGCCGACCACCCGGCCGGTGACATAGAAGCCGGCACCGGACGTTTCGTCATAGCAGCTAAGGAGCAGGGCATCATCATCGGTCACGTTCTTGGAAGCGAAAGCGAACTGGATGGCGGCACCGTTGGATTCGATGGACGAGCCGGCAAACGGGGCATGGTTTAATGACACGCCCACATTCTCGGCTACGCGAAGGCAGTTCTCACCCAAGAATGTGCCAAAACCGTTGGTAGTCCAGTTGGCACCGTCCACTTTCATTTCATAATTACCGCTGACAATGCTATGGTCAGTTTCCTGATTGGTACGGGATGAGAAGTCAAAGTTATAGATGGCGCCTTCTTTTATGGCGGCGTCAATGGCGGAACCGCTAACTGTCACCCGGACAGGTTCGCTAGTCACGTCCTTGCATACGGCAGTATAGTTGACCGTATCCGTGCCGTCAGCCTTGTAGCCCTGCAGTTGTTGTTTGACCTGATAGGTTTTGTTACGACTGGCAGCAATTTGTGTTACCTGCACGTTATTGGCTTTCACGCTGACGGGTGAAGTCATTTCCAACGGGTCATAACAGGCAACATCAAGTTCTACGGTTTCGTACAGTCGGACTACTCCACCGTTTTTATCATCGTATCTCAAGGCGACAAGAGGTGTGGAACTATTCGGGTCAATTACCATGACAGCAGTGTAGATGACATTTCCTTTCACTCCGGATGCGACATCCGTTCCTTGGATGCGCAAGGGATAGGTACCGTGTTCTAGGCCGAGGGAAGCAGGGCGGATTACAACGGAGTGCGAGTAGTTGTCATTTACAACGGTGGTAGACAGGGATTGCCATTCACCATTAATCTTGATGTCAACCTGGGCACTGATACCTTTATCAGAGGTGTTGTTTCCGAACTTATAGAGTGGAAGGCTGAAACTTTCAGTTGTCGGAGTAAGCAGAGTTTCAGGGGTATAGTTGAGCACCTGCACACAGGTACAGGTAATATCAACAGCTGTTACATTGACATTCTTGGAACCGGTGTTGCCGCTTTCGTCAGTGGCTATCAGCTTGAATTTCCGAGTACCGGCAGCCGTAAAGTATGTGGTGAAGTCCAGTTCAAAGGAGAAGTCCTTCATGTCACCGGAAGATGCTTTGTTGACGGTTTCAGTCCAGACGGTAAGCCCGCTTTCACGGTCTACGAGTTCCAGTTTCTCAATCAGGTTGTCAGAGGATTCGACACCGTTCGAGGTCACGGAACGAATGGCGGCAAAGGTTCGTAGCGTGGAGCCGTAAGAGCCATAGACAGGTGTCGACTGGAAAGCAATGGCAACAATGGTACCACCAGTTTGACCGCCGCCACCCGTGCCGATAGCGAACTGCACTTCATCGCCAAGGGTTTCACCGGCAGCGTTCTTCATCTGAAGTTTTACAATGCCTTCTGTTTCCACGTTTACGTCGAGGTTGGCCGGAACATAGGCATAGGCGCCACCAGTTGAAAAGGCGTCCTTTCCCCCTTCCGCCGGTTCATCGGAAGTTTCAAAAACGGAACCGCCACCACCATTCCCGAAGGGTTTCCAAAGAGAAGGGGTCGCAAAATCGGACACAGCACCCTGGAACTGCCGGGTTTCCATTTCATACTCGCCTGTTTTGTAAGTAATGATGAGACCCGTTCGCTCATATTTGACGCCAGATTCCTGTTGATAGGAGACAATGGCGGCAATAGCGGTTTCAAGGGTATAGTAGCCGTCTTTCAATGGGCGGATCTCATCAACAATGACGATGGGGTGTGTTACATCGTCGGCGGGCGTGCCGCTCTTCATATCCTCAAGGGCTTGCTTATCCTCGGCGGACAAAAGGCCGGCTTGTTCAAGGGTAGCAGAAGGCAGACGGAAGCTGTCATCCGTTTCTTTACCGGTTGTTTTGGACACTTTCTTAAAATACACATCGAGATAGGAAGCGTCAGACAGGACGGAGAAAGAACCCGGTTTGATTATATCGGAAGGGATATTTTTCATTGTATCTTCCAAAGACTTTCCACGGTTGCCGGGGAAAGCTTCTTCTTCACCTTCCCCAAGAGACAACGGTTCAGGCAGACATTCAGAAGGAACTTTACTTTCTTCGTTCAAAGGAGCGATACCGTTCGCTTTTCCTATCCTTTCCTCAAAGTCATTTATTACAGAGGTCCATTTGCCCCATGTAACACTCTCATTGGAAACAATACCTATTCGTGAGATTGTACAAACTGTACCTAAATATACACCTTCGGCATTGTCTGACATGGTAGCCAGTTGTATACACGAAGTGAATGATTGACAAACCTTATTAAGCTCCAACCGTTCAATTTGTATATTTACAGGAATCTTAGACGAATCAACAGACAAAATACACCGATAATTCCCAATAGAAGAATCCCCGGAATACATTGTTTTTAATTTATCTTTAAAGCTACCAATAGTAGTAAAAGAGCCAATACTTTTAAATGGGTCAGTCAAAGGATTGGATTTATCAGACACTCCTGTTATACGTTTCAATAACTCGGCGTCTCCATCCGATAAATCTTTTGCAATCTTATTGATATTCTCCACTAATGCATCAAAATCACCATTCACCATTTTAGCAATGGTACTTGAAAGTAAATCAATAGATATTTTCCGACCGCCACTAACTTCAACGTACATATCTTTGGATAGCTCTGTTGTATCAGTCAGTTGCTCTATTGTAAGACTGTTTGTCTTCAACGCTTGTAACACAAGGCTAATAATCTGTTGTTTTTCTGTTTCTGTCATAATTCTCTTTTTTAATCATTTTCATATACCCATACAAGCTCAATGGTCATACCAAGATTATCTATGTCGCAATCATAGACATTATCAAGATAAAGTTGGAACTCCTTCAGAGCACCAATATCTCCACCGTTAATACCTTTCAAGACACATACACCATCCCTACTGATTACACTCCCTTCAATGAGGTTAGTATACGAATCTCCTTTATATAGTACAGCACGCAAATTTATCGAACCGTTGTCCAAATCGTTCTTTAGTCTATCCAGTCCATTAACTGTAAGTTTACCGTAACCTCTTCTACCAATATACTTGTTATCTATGTCAGTCGTCTTGATTGCAATCAAATCCCAATATGAATTTTCATCAACACCTGGGTGATGAATACTGTTGACAGTAACCATAGTATCACTATTAATAGAAACTCCAGTATTAGGAATAGCCTTAGTCATATTGATATATGCTCCGACCTCTGCAACCCCACTTTCTGAACCATACTTGATACTACGCATTCCTTCATCATCTGCTATCCTATAAGCACCGCTTTGTACACACCTCATAGCAAGCTGGTTATTCCATTCCAAAACTGGATTCATCGTTCTTACCTTCTGTAACATTTGATTGAACACAAAACTCTTCAATCCCTCTATTTGCTGGTTAAGTTCCGGAACATTACTTTCCTTTCTGGTATATCGGACACCATCAAAGTAGACGTAATTACAGCATAAGACACGATTCAATAATTCAGCAAACCACACAGGGCATCCCATCCCATTTCCAAGCGTGAATAATACTGTTGTATATTCGTGGCTGAATAGCTCAACAATATCCTCATCAGAGGTCACGAACTGCTCATTATCCACACCGAACGTCCATCCGTTATCTTTGAAACCACCAGGAACGCGAAAATCAAAAAAGTATTGCATCCCATCTATCCACCAGACAGCATCAAGACGCTGCTTATTATCTTTCATTGAATACTGAATAAGGCTGGTTTCTGATAACTCACATTCATCGTCCGTAACTTTAAAAATCTCACTCGTATTCCCATTAACTGTTACAGTATAGTATCCACATGGAAGCAATGAAATGTTATAGAAATAAAGAATCTTATCATCATTCATCTTCCATGAGCTTAATGATACAGGTGTAGATATATTACTTAAAAGATTATTAATGTAAACTATAGGCTCCTGCTCTTTGGCTGTCAAAATCAATTCAACAAAAATCCTGTCTGTACGTGCGAATAATTGCACATATTTACTCTTCGCTCCAAATTTATCGGTAGACGGAGAAAAAAACAGTGGGGTAAACGGGCTTATAATCATATTTCTAGGCTTTTGTTATTGAACGGACAAATAAATCATACTTCACTCCCTCGTTTCTCTCAACTGTACTACTCACCTCTTTGATGTAGCCCTCGTAAACTAGATCATCTTTTAAGATTTTAATCGTTTCATCATCTGTTGGTGGAATATCTTCATTATAAGTTGTGAATGAAACATCTCCACAAGTTATAATACCACTTTCAACGTTAAAATCATCTTTCATTCCTATACCATTGACAACAACATCACTATTACCGTCAGAAGAAGAATAAGATAGTTTTTTAGTGAACATACCAATATAGCCGGCATTTGCTTGCAATATGCCTCCTTGCCAATACATGGTATTAAACATCGTTTCAGGATCAAGTACACCACTTATTTCCCAACCGCTCCTTATAAGCCTATACTCTTTATATGTTTGTACTCCGCCATTATCATGTAATGTAGTACTGGCACAAACAAAAAACACATCATTGTCACTTTCACTATCCGTTGTATCTTGGCCTCTCTTTTGCGATAAGAATTCAATTCCATAAACATCAGCACGGTAAGGGCTAATCAACTCTAATACATTATCAGTTATATCAATGCCAGTAGTATATTCAGTAGTAAATCGGAATTCGTCACGACCATTCATACTTTCATAGTCCTGTTTATCATATCCTACCCTAACCAAAGAATATATTCTTGATGAATCAACCTTATACTCAAAACTAGAAAAGCTGCTATTTAAATCCTTTACATTGTTATCACTAAACAATTTGTCCCGGTGTTTAAAAAAAACAGTGACACCATTGATCACAGGCACAAAGCCAAAAACTGTTTCCATCCAGTTTTTAAACTTCGTATAAGAAGTATATAGCTTAGCTTGAGGGATTCCACGAATACTTTCAGCAGCTAATATCACGCAATTATCTAACCTTTCATCAACACCTGAAGCTATTTCACCATAGATACCTTCATTTCCACCATTCATGCTTTTAAGCAATCGGTTTAACACATCAATAGGTCTTATTGCATCCACATAGATAGGGTTAGCTCGAGAAGTAAAGCGTGTCTCAAATTTGAAATTACGAAAATAAATATTGCCAGTAGAAGCATTAACTCTGTTAAATGTTACCTTCAAATCAAAAAATAAAGCCTGCCCTTTAGTCAGATGAATCTTGATGGATTCATTCAGATTACTTGGGGTAACATCCCCCTTATTATACCCCCATCTTTTCAACTCGACTAAACGACCATCTTCGTAACGCCCACCTAGAACAATTTCAGCTTTAGTTGTATACGCATCACTATAACTGATATAGTATTCAAAACTAAAATTCAATACTATATCAATGTCGGACAAGGCTTTAACAAATACATTTGGATCATCTTTCGATTCCTGTGGTGCATCATAAAACTCAAGAGGTGAATCCCGTGACGGAAGTTCACCACCAGAAATATATAAGGGAAGCGAATATGTTATAGCTTCTACATATATTCCTTTGTCAATTACAATATATTGCAAAGAAGCATCATTTTCTACAGTATTACCACCTAATGTATGCGGTTGACTATAATTCATACTTACAGAATCATAATAAAGCTGATATACATCTTTTATCTCATCTACCGAATATTCGTACTGCGTTCCTTTGTTAGCCTTTATGATATTAGCGACACTATCATCTATCGAATTAATAGAAACAGTATTTCCATCATAAGTTAATGAACCGAAATCCAATCGACAACTAAAGAATTCTTCATAAGTATGAGAATTAGTTATAGTATAAACGGTGATACTAGCATTGGAAGCCAGGTATTTGCTCAAATACTCCTCCAATATGAGATCATAGGCTTCTCCAACAAACTGGAATTTTGAAGTAAAGGTTCTAGTTATTCCTTCAAGTCCGGAGCGTTTACGGGAAAACTTTATTTCATCCCAATTCTGAATACAAGATTTGGGAATATCATAGGAAATACTATCAACGGTAAGTACATATTTACAAAGCATTTTAACTCCTTTTGAACGTTCACGAGCAAATATATAGAAAAAGCCAACCGGTTTCCCAGTTGGCTAAATTCTTGAAAATCATACTTTGCCAAAACGCCACATAATTCACTGGCTATCAGTGAATAAAATATTATTTTAGAAAAAAGCGTTTTATTTATAGCTATTTTATATCATGATCATCCAAAGTGTTTAAACTTCTCAAACGTTTACTTCCAAATTTGTTAGATAATACACCATCAAAATATAATTCAGGTGTCCATTTAGTTAATGCCCCAACAACTTGATCAATAATGCCAGCTGCAATTCCCACATAAGGATTCCATAAGCCAAGTCCAGTAACAGCCCCAAATCTTAACCATTTGGTTATTAATTGTTCCCCTTTCTTAGCTATTAATATATTTTGAAGTTCTCTCCAATCATAATCATTCCCAGCGATCCATTCTCTGAATTTCACTCCATGAACATTCTCCCTGACCTCTAATATATCTTGAAGTGTTATTGCCCCTTTATAATATAAAATAGAAAGATCTGGAAGAGCTTTACTTTTTAAAACCTGATCAATATTTCCCATCAATGACTGATCTAATTCACGACCACTTTTCAACGTTAACCAATATTTAGCATTCCCTTCCATTCCTATTTCATTCATTCTAAACTCACGTGACCAAACCAATGTGCGTTCAAGAATAAATAGCCTCATTATAGTAAAAGCATCATCATCACAAATATTAAACAAATCTTCAGTTTTAAGATTTAAATGTGCTTTTAACACAGGAATATTTATATCTTCTAAAGTATTATCTAGTGCTATACTATCTAAATAGCCTGATGCGTCCTCCTCTAATAATTCATGATACAATACATGATATAAATAACTATATTGAGAAATCCGGTATCTATTCGACAATCTAGAAATAATATTTAATCGCGCACTATCTGAAGGAATTTGAGTATTCCAAAAAGAAAAATTCTGATCCTCAAATGCCATAATTTTGGGAGAAGACCAACCATCTAATATTTTCAATATATCTTTGGATATTAACAGACTCGTAGCCTCAATCCCAAATACTTCAATAAATTCTTCTAACGAAGTAATACGTATATATATTTTATCATGTAGTAATAATGAGTTTATTATATTCTTAATGAAATACAATCTTTCAGGTAAAATAAATTCAGGAAATGTATTACCATCCCATCTATCCAAATATACTCCACCTGATAATTTTTTAACTCTATATGAAAAACTATCTAACAATATTGCCATATCATGCTTATTTAGTGATAATACAAATATATAAATAAATTTCTATAAGAACCAAAATCACACAATATTAATAACCTAGAGCATGAAATATCATTTTTCTTCCAAATGAAATACGACTTCTTACAGTTCCGACAGGAATGTTCAGGATTTCACTTATCTCATCATAAGAATACCCACTAGCATAATACATCACACTATCAATACAACGGGATTTTTTAGCACACCGTTGTATTGTGGAAACCAAATCATCAAACAGTATTGAATGAGCTGTACAGTTAGAAATGGCACTTCCGTCTACCATATCAAGCCCTGTAAAATGTATAAGGGAATTTCTATTGTATCTTATTATATAAGTATTCCTCATTATAATAAGGCACCACGGTTGAAGTGGTTTAGAACAATCAAATTTATCACGATTCACAAGTAGCTTATAAACTGTATCACCGGCTAAGTCTTCAGCATCTTGCATGGAACAGCAGAATTTTCTTGCCACCTTTAATATCCAAGGATATATTTCTGATAATTCCTTTTCAAAGTCCATTGTCAGCCCTCCTTATTAGGTGTATCTTCGGTTCGCCATTAATGCACCTTTCCACATATTTCCGGTGCATGATACTTTGTTCGTGCATTTCCTTAGCAGAACGCTCGATTGAACTAATAAGAGTGCCTATATCGGGGGGCAATAAGGCAATCATTTTTTTTACCTCGGACACTTCTGCCGTTATCCGATTACACTTCGTCTCTAATGTACGTAATTCTGACAATAAAACATTGTATAAATGCCTATTTATACAATGGATGCTGTTTTTTCTATTCATAAAAAAGTCGTTTGTGATTCTAAAGGAGATGTACAAACGACTGTATGAAATAATTCGCTTTAATTAAAAATTAATCGAATTACAGCATATATGTAATACCAATATTATCATGTGCTTCTTTTTCTGATCGATATTTCAACATCAGCTTGATGAACGATATTCGCATAGACAGCAGCATTAATTACGCGGGAATCAATACTCATTTTAAAGAATGTCATTAGAAAAGCAATCTCAGCATCAAAAGAAGAACGAATTTGTTCAGGAGTAGCCTTACTTCCTTTATGTTCCTCACTGCGTCTTTCCTCATTCCGTTTTTGCTCATTCCGTTTTTGCTCAAAAATTGCAGAATGAAGTAAATAATCAATCTTCGATATTACTTGTTCATCACTCATATTTCGGGTATCTACATTTAGCTGGTCCAATACCTGACGAACATCATCATAAAAGCCAAGAGAAACAAGAGTCTGACATATACGAAGGCTCAATAGTTTGGCACGTTCCTTCACCATATCCTCTTTGTCCATAATCATAGCCTGCATACCTGAAGGATTAACAATGCTTCTGTATTCGATAATTAATTTAGATGCCATCTCTTTAAGTGTGCTTTCAGACACAGATCCGCGGTCCGAAAGCAAACAAGCATAGTTTCCACATGAAAGCTCAATGAAATCATTCAATGTTATCTGATTTAATCTTTCAATCATAGCTATTTCAGTTTAGACAACTTATACAGTTCAAAATCACGGTTAGACGCATCCTGACGCTGCATTTTAAGACTCTTCATCAAAAGGAGATTTGTTCTATCAACTCTTTTTTCTAATCGGGAATAATCATTGAAAACAATGGTGTCACCGGAAGAAGATGCAAAATATGTCGGTGAAAATGTAGGAAAATCCCAATCCGGCATGTCAAAATTAGAGATATCTACCTTATCAACATCAGGAAAGACTTGTGCACCTTTAGGAATATCAACTAAAGTTGGAGTAGCAGGAGTAATCCATGCTTTTCCGGAATACATAATAACTTCATGCTTACCAGCATCACCAACTAAAGCGGTACCGCCGGGATGTCTATCATTTCCTTTGGTACCTTCTGCATAAGAAGGAATAGGAGTTGCAAGAATAGTTGCAACCTGAATTGCTCCCATGGCACCAATAACAATAGATAAAGGAATATTCGGTAAAGCTTCAGTTATTGCCAGTGCAGTGGCTATTCCAGCTTGAGCGACACTAGTCGCCTTTTCCCAAATGGCTTGTTTACGTGCCATTTCTTGTTTTTGTTTTTCTAGTTCAGCATTTTTTGCTTCTGTCAAAGATTTTGCAGCACGTTTACGCGCTTCTGCTTCTTCTTCGGAAATAGCACCTGACTCTGCCAGTTTATCAACCCGTTCAACATCTTTGTCATATTTTTCATCATTAGCATCCTGCTCTTCCTCTATCTTATCAATTTGAGCATCATAAAGTGTAGAAACAAGATTTCCAATAGTCCCTACAGCTTGTGATGCAGTTTGCAACCATTTTTTGAGATTCTTTTGGCGTTCTTTTAATGCTTTATCTTCAGCTTTAGTAATATTTTGAATAGCACTTATCTGTAATTCTGCCTCCTTTTTAGCGAGAGCAGCCTTCAAAACATACAACTGAGTAACAATCTTAGTACGTTCTTCAGCAGTAATATTCTCAACGGTTAATTCCAGTTCCAAAGCTTCAATCGCAGCTTCAGTAGTCTTATGTGCATATTCAAGTTGTAAATTGTATTCCTCTATCGCATATTGCTCTTCTGTTATTAGCTTGGATGCTAACTTCTTTTTAAGAGCAAGCATATCCATTACATACGCAGCGTCACGTATCTCTTGCTCATGGGCTGCATTTTCCGCAATCAATGCTACCTGATCAGAAGCATACTTTCCGTAAATCTCTTGTTTTTTCCTAGCATATTTTTCATCTATCAATATTACATCTTCACCAGTTTTCTCCGCTGCATCAATTTCTGCTTCACGTTGCAATTCCAACTGGTGCAATTTCAAATCAAGTTCTTCCTGGGACCCCTTTTTTACAACAGCAAGAGCGTTCTCAACATCCTTCTTCTCACGATCAGAATTATACTTAATAGTAAACTCATCTAGCTTTTCCTGCATTTCCTTAGCTAAATTCTGACGTGTAGCAATTTCCTCTTTGCTATTACCCTTGACGGCAGCAATCTTCTTCGAGTAAGCAACACCAATTTTAGCAAGTTCTTTCTCCAGTCCCTCATCCATAAGAGCTAGTTCTGACTCCTGATAAGTTTCATGAATTTTCAGCTTCTCTTTGAGAGCTTTTTCCTGTTCACGTTTTTCTTTATCAGTAAGGACTGTTATACCTGAACCATTTTTGTCGTTACCCTTTGGACGGAACTTTTCTGCAATCACATCAAGTCCACGATTAAACTCATCGCTAGATGCTATTTTAAATAAGTTTTTAGAAAATTCCAACTGAGCCTTATCCGCTTTTTCTGCTTCCGATGTGTAATAGCCAAACATTTTAGCAGCACCATTCTTTATCCAAGACATATCTTCAAACTCTGATGTTGCATATTGAGCACGAGTTTTCATCCGTTTTAAAGCTTCTCTCTCTTGGGCCGTTACTTCAATACGTTTATTTTTCATTTGAATAACAGCTTTTGTGTATGCTTGTTCCTCTGTATCACCAGCATCAATAAGCCTCTTATATTCTGCCTGAAAATCTTTTTCTACTTCCAATAACTTTTTGTTCGCATCTTTTTTTGCAAGTGTTCTAAAATTATAATCTATCTTTTCTATTTTTTCTTCAGGAGATTTCAAATCATTGGCGATACCTCTTATTTTATCAGCCATCCAATTAAGAAACTCCTTAGCAGGTCCCGTTGACTCGGAGAAAGAAAGCATAAACGCTTCCCATGCTGAAGATAAGTTAGCAAGAGCTCCATGAACATTATCTCCCATCGTGTGAGCCATATCGCCCAATTCACGTTCTACACCAGTAATCTGTTCTCTAAGTGGTAATATTTTATCAACAGCGGTGAGAAAGGCATTAAAAGCGGCAACACTACGCTTATCAGTTAATTCAAGAGTAGTATTCAAGTCTACTCCTTTTTCTTTTAGCGATTTCAATCCTTCAACTAACTCAGGCAATGTTTTAACGGGCTTACCTAACGCCTTTGCCAGCTTTCCATTACTATCAGCTAAATTTAGAAAAACATTACGAGTAGCAGTAGCAGCCATTGAAGCATCAAAGCCGGCATCCGATAATTTACCCAACAAAGCCAAAGTATCTTCAATACTGAAATTAAAGGCTTTTGCAACCGGTCCAACAATTGGTAATGCAGTAGCGAGATATGAAAACGACAATGCGCTTTTGGTTGTTGCGACAGCCATCGCAGACACATATCTTTCAGTTTCTCTTGTATCAGCATTAAACATACGAAGAGAAGCACCTGCCAATGAAGCCGCATCTGCTAATTCTGCCCCGGTAGCTTGTGCAAATTTTAGAACGTGCTCTGTTGCATCTAATATTTCTTTTCGAGTAAAACCTAGTTTAGCAAGTTCTATTTGCAAATCCGTAGCTTCGGATGCAGTGTATTTCGTTGTAGCACCCAAACGTTGAGCATCCGCAGTTAACTCCTTCACTTTATCAGAAGTGGTTCCTAATATTGCAGCAAGCCTACTATTAGCTAATTCAAATTTAACAATATCACCTACTCCTTCACGCAGTTTTGTAAATAAAGCAACAACTCCACTAACAACAGCTTGTGCACCAATATATCCAGCTGCCCACCCTTTTAAACCAGCACCAACTTTACTTAACCCAGGAGCAAGCTCTGTATTAAGCATCCTACCGGCATTCCGGGCAATAACACCCATATTCTGCATGGATTTATTACCGTTCTGTATCTCAACCCATGCAGCCTTTACTTCTTCCCGGTATGCACCGATAGTCATTTTCTGTTGACTATATCGATCGGAATTTCGCTTTATGTAATCGGTATTGATTCCGATTGTAGAATTAAGACGGGCAAGTGTACGAATATAGTTTTCATCCGTATCTTTCAAAACATCAACAGCCTTTTGCAGCTGCTTATTCATTTCCTTTGCTTGTGAACGGCTATGTACTTCCTGATTAGTCAAGATAATAGCAGTTCTGATAAGTTTTAAACGTTCTTCTTCAGATAGAACAGCTTTCTTACGAGTAGTATTACCGGCATTCTGCGCTTTTGTCAAGTTAGCTTCTGCTTTAGCAGCCTTTTCCAAGGACACAGCATTATCCGAGTTTGCTTTGGTTAGTTTCTTCAGTTCAGCAGCAGATAATTTCTCTACATTTAGCTTTTCCTCTATCTTCTTACTGACAGTTTGAGTTATTTCAGACTGTTTTCTAAGAGCTTCGGTTAATTCAGCAGATGCAGAACCAGCCGTTTTTGCTTGAGTATTATAAAGGTTACTCAACTTTTCAAGATCAGCAACACCTTCTACATTTAGTTTCAAACCTTTTGCTAATTCTTTGGCCGCATTAACATAATCAGCCCTCACACGCTCAATAGTATTATCAAGCTCCACCAATTTCTGCAAATCGCTCTCATCAACGAAATCTTTCAATTTTAAATCCATAATTACAGATAATGTCTATATTCAATAATCTTTCCTTTTATCTCAACTCCAAGTTTATCAAAAGCATAGGTACCATCTTCTTTCTGATAAACAACATACATGCAACCATCCAAGACAGCTGCTTTCTTTGCAAGATCACTGATACGTTCCAGTTCACTCTGCATCTTTTTTATTTCGCAACTACAAGCCATTTTCTACCGATATCCACATTCTGAAAAGAAACGTTCCATCCAGGGACGGAGATACATAATATTAAAGTACTCTTTAGCTGTATCACCAATGCCTAAAATCTGCTCACCGTATTTCTTCTCAATAGAACTACCGTCCGTAAATCCTTTCGTTGAGAATCGAAGCCCGGAATCAATTCTATCGGCAGTTATGCTATCATAGAAAGTACCAGTAATAAAGAGGTTAGGTACCTCAACCGGACGCGGTGGCAAATAAAGTATCTCACTTCTAAGAGGTGGAGTTATCCTCTCCTTCCATCGTTTATATTGTTCCGCACGGTTCTGCCAGGGACCGGGCTCGTTAAAATAGGTGTCAGTATCATAATCAGGATTCAATAGATGTTCGGTACCGTCCAAGCCGGAATATAATTGTTCCTGAATACAATCAACGAGCACATTCTTATGTTCTTCCATACACCTAATACATTCCTCTTCAAACCCGGATGCAATGGAATGAATAACTCTATGTAATTCATCAAAATCTGCCATACAGTAAAAATATAACGGGCTGGGCTGTAATCACACCCCAGCCCGTCGGTTACTTAGTTATCGCATCGTACACTTCCGAGAGCTTCTTCTTACGGTCAGCTTCCTTCAGTTCCTGCCACACGACTTTAATGTGCGCATTAATAAACTCTTCCTTCGTCATGCCCTTCACAGCAACCTCGACGAACGTAACATTATCTACCTTCATGACACCTGCTCGATACCTCTGATTCCTTTTTCATACAATACAGAAGGAGCTTTCAACGAAGGAACCGTCCCGGCTTTAGGAACAATGGTAATGATACCATCCGAATATGTAGCAGAAGTTACGTTATTCATAACTTCAGCAGCACCATCAGCAATAAGACTGCCAAATTCTTCTGTACGGTCATAACCACCAACAACTTCAACTATTTTGTAAGTATTTTCGGCCTCCAACTTTTGAAACACAACATCAACCAAGCCTTTAACGAAATTCTTGGGATTGAAGTCTAACTGCACGTAGTCAAAGTGCAATTGGCTGTCTTCCACATCTTCATGTGAAAAACTAACAGTCATCGCAGACTTAGCACTACTGGTCGGGTACTGTGTCACGGTCGGGTAAACAGTAGACATCGGAATACCGGCAAGGATATCAGTGTCATCATTATAACCGATCAACATATTATCCTGATTCCAAAAGTAAACGTCCCATCCTTTATTGGCACATTTCAGAAGCTGGGCATTCAAAACCTCATCAAATTTCTTCAAAGTGAAGGTGTCTGTTTGAGCGCTAAGCCCGTTGTATTCACTTGCACCGTACCCTACAGCATTAACTTGGGGCTCTCCACCATTCTTGGCATACTCCAGGAATGGCAAAATAGGGTAAATACGCCCGGGACGGTCTGCATGGCACAATTCGAGCAACTTCTCACCTGTTATATCAGCAGGGAGTTTGACACCATGTTCTGTCAAGATAGCACCTTTGACTTTTTTCCAGTCAATGCTACAAGCAGAACTACCAGTGTTCATCCGGGAACCCTTACACGTTCTAATCTTTCTCATTTTCTTCTACAATTAAGATTATTAATTTTTATTTCCATCGAGCGTATATTTATGGCATCAATCGGCTCGCTCACAGCCTCACCGGAATCTGTATAGGCTCCGTATCTGCCATATGAATAGTTTTCTGAATAACTATGTTTCACTTTTTCGTCATAGTCGCAGTCGAACCGAGAATCTTCATATAATACTTCCAATAAACGTTTATAGATTGGCCGAAGGATATTTTTAAAAGATGTGATTCTGCGCATCTCATTGCTCCACTCTTTACAAGAAGAACATGCTATAATTAACGAAACCTTTGCTTTTGAAAAATAATCCGCGTCACCTCTATCCTCACTAATTGGAGTGAATAGTGCAACCAATGGAAACTTCCTTTCAGACTGGGCAGAAGACTTACTGTATTCATCTAAAATATCTTTGATATATTGACTGCTACCGAAGATGTAATTCAACCTTGGGGATTTCACAACTTTAGTTCCCCCTTTCCCATTTGGATAGAGGATTTCAAGCCCTTCTGGAAGTTCCTTTACAATCTCCTCAAACAGTTCTGTTATATCTAAATCTATCATAAATTGAAAGCATTAATTGGGGTCAAAAGATTCTTGGTTATTTTCACATCGAAAGGACAATCATTCGACATAGCCCATTCAACAAACTGTTTATTCTTCTCTACCATGCTATTCCATGTGCTTACTTGTCTCTTCAAAGGAGCTACATATTCATTAGCACATTTCAAACGAACAAGCCCGGTTATTGTAGCCTGGGTGTTTGCGTCACGAAGAATATGATAAAAGACATAGTCAGCGAACGGTTCACACAGCTTCTCGCATAATACTGCATATCCGGACTGGGGGGCTTCCTTCTCTTCTGAAATATCAACTTCATCTGAAGAATCTTCCTTTTCTCGTTCAATAAGCTCCAAATAATCTGTGATAGCTTGGGAAAGAGTCACACCAACAACATTCCGGAGAAATTCGGGCTGAAATGCCTTAATATACCCATTTATCACCTCATTCACAGCAAGAGATTGGGGCGAAGGCATTTCAGCGACCGAAACATTCTCAATATGCCTGGGACCTGACATAAAATATGAAACATCAATCAACATAGCGATAGTTATTTAGAAGTCTTGCCTTTCCCGGTTTTCTTTTCATCTTCCACGGAAACGGCTTTATCATCTGTAACAATTACCTCCTTGGCATCTTCCTCTTGCAAATCTTTTGAATCGGCAACCGGAAGATTCTTTTCATCAGAAGGCACCTGTACTTCAAGTTCTGCAATGCGAGCTTTCATTGTTTCACGCTCTTCTGTCAGTTCAACAATTGTCTTATCTTTCTCTGCAATGGATGCAGTAAGCCTGCCAATCTCTTCATTTTTCTCTGCAAGCATACATTCCAATGTCTTTCGGGCATCTTCTTCTGTAACAAGACCACATTCGGAAATAGGGATGAGTTGAATCATCCCTCTATTAATCCGAATGCGTTGCTCTTTAAGCACATTGGTTACATCCTTATCGTTACCTCTAAGTATGTAATCCATAATCCTACGCTTTAGTTATTGCAGTCTTCAATGCGGCCAAATCCCCATAAGCGAAAGCCCACGGCATATAAATCGGGAAGATAACTTCTTCTTGTGCCATCAGCACAACCTCATTGCAAAGCTTGGTCTCCACATCTTCAGCCCATTCAAGTGTCAAAGTGGTATAATCAACCAAATTTGCGGCTTGGTTAAAGTCACCCAAAAGATACTTACCTGGAAGAATACCACCATACTCGATAATCGGACGACCGGCAATATATTTCACCCCATCAACCATTTTAACGATACCAAGATTACGTCCTGTCGTATCTTTCTCTGATTCCATACCGTTAACAGTCATTGGATTAAGAATAATAGCATTCGGAAAATACTGGGCATATGTCATTGCGGCGAAAGCTGTTTTCACTACATCTTCAGAGTTGGGTTCCTCAATGTTCTTAAAGCCGGCTTCATGAACACTGAATGTCATTTTATCCGTAGCCGTTTCAGCACCGGAGAACGCGACACCAGGAATAAGGATACGACCATCTTCCATTTTCACAAGAGCGTGTGTTTTGTTCAGTTCTGTAAGAACAGCGGCGCCAGCGAACGTGATACTCATTCCATCAAGAATCAAATCCTGTGGTTCTGCAAACTCTACAATCACATCCTTATCACCGTTATATCCGGTAATAGCTTTTACAGCACCGGCGGCACCTGTAACAATGGCTGTACTAATAATCTTCTCTACAGAAGTCACCCCAGTATTATTAATAATACCAAGCAAATTCTCACCATTACCGTCACCAAACAAAATGTTCCAGTCTTCTGCCATCCAAACAGCTTCAGGAAGCATGTTCAAGATGTAGGAACGAATGTACACTCTTGATTTCAACATACGTTTTGAGATACGGATATGAGTACCAAGGCGCTTAGTTCCTGTCTGTATCTCTTTTACCTTGATACTTGATTCCGGTAAACGACCGTTCTCTGTTACAAAACGGGCATTGCGGTTGAAAGCATATACTTGCGCATAGGCGAGTTGAGGATATGCAGGATCAGCTGTCAGCGTCGTTAATACATCACGCATATGCAACTTTTTGTTGGCAACCTGAGTCACAACACGTTTCTGTTGTTGAGTAATCAACAAATCACCGGTGTAATTGTCAGTCATGGAAACGACATCTTTCAAGGAGAAGCCGTCAAATTCTCCTGATTTGCGTGTTTTTCCTTCTGCGAAATCTCTGAATTTTTCAGAATCAAGCATCTCGTTCAATTTCTCGTCAAACTTGTTGATAGTATCCATAGAAAGACCTTTCTGCTTCATTTTCTCGATACTTTCACCAAGAGTTTTAACTTGTTCTACAAGTTGCTCGTTGTCCTTTACCAATTGCTGGAACTTTTCTCCATCATAGGCTTTCAATAGATTATTGATGTCACCAAACTGTTTCGTTACCTCCTCCGGTGAGGCAAATCCTTCAAGTGACTTGTTAACTACTTCACACATCATGCCGACGATGTTTTCCATGAAAGTTTTCTGTTCTGCCGGCAGACCGTCTGTTTTCAGATTAAAATCTGATACTGTAAATTTTTTAGGCATAAAATTTAAATTTTAAGTTATTTATTCTCGAAACAGCTATTCAAACTCTTGAAATCGAGTAAAGTGCCATTATCAGCGGCTTTAATCGTTACTTCATCGTTCCCATTTTCCCCGTCATTCTTTTCTTGAGTGTCAACAGACGGCTCATTTTTTCCGGTGGTATCTTCAGAAGTGTTTTGCAGAATAGCATTCGAACGATATACTTTTCCCCAACAGTGGGGACATCTTACATAATTCATAAGGTCTTGTAGACCCTTTTGAGTAAATTCTTTCTTTTCTGATTTGACAGAATCAATAAGAGAAATTACTTGGGTTCTAATCTCCGGAGTGAGCTTCTCCATTTCTTCCCTTACAATGTCCTGTGTTATCCATCTCTGATAATCAGCAGCATAGTCCAATACCTGCTGGGCAAAGGTATGCTCCGTTTCTGCATCATAATCAAATTGATGACCACAATGAGGACATGAGACAACGGCACCACCGTTGAGGCTCTTCAGTAATAAACTTAATTCCATATCGTAACCTTTTAAACGCTCATCACTATATCCATGCTGCAAGAACGCTTTACGAACGAAATCAACAGCCTCCTTTACCTGGTCAGCAGTAGCAGACTTAATATTCACAAGGAACGTCTGGGGATTACTCCCCCAACTTGTCAATGTTGAATATTCCATCATACGCCATTCAAGCACCTTACAAGGATCGATAGAATCCCTTTTGATGGCTTTTACTCCGATAGAGTGTTCTAGGGTTCTTCCATTCTCTGCAAACAGCTTATAATCAGCTAACGTATCACGGCCAATCTGTTTTTCAAGATTTAACTGACCGACCATAACCAAATTACCTTCTGTTTCCTTACCACTCAACGGAACACCTAACAACTGGTCTGTACGATGATTCAGGAACCAACGCATCCGACCAATATTTTCTTTCAATGTCTTATTGAATGAGCCGGGCATAGATATGTCATTTTGTGAGTCCTTCACACCGATACCGTTCACCGCAACGGTAACGATACCCTTCTCATCAACATCATTTGCCTTTGTCTTGTACTGAAGGCTTTTGATTTTCTCTTCCATCTTTTTCATCTCCACTTTTAGTGTTAAAAACTCGATTTACTTTATCCAGTTCCTCATCTGACATATCAAATTTCAATTTGTCAAACAAGGGATTTTCTATCATACTTTCGCCTATTTGGGCACGCCAGTCATTGAGTGTTATAAGCCCACATGAGAATTGTTCACGACAACGTTTATTTATATTTGTCTTTACGTCCTCGGATTCTTTCAATCCTTCCTGCAAACAATCAACATCAGAGAAATCACAATCCAAATAATATCCCCCTCCTTCAAGACCAAGGAAAGCTGTAAAATCCTTGCAGAATTGTTTGGCCATAGGAATAACAGTTGAACAATATACGCTCTTTTCAGCAGTAGCCTGATTGCTAAATGTGGACTGGTCTTTTCGCGGAACAAGAACGGCAGGGATGCCGTATGCCCCTGCAATATTTATTGCATCAGCCAAAGTCTCTTCAAACGGCTGTAACTCTGCAATAGAAAGATTAGTACGAACAAAGTCAATGTCTGCATCTGAAATACCATAAGGTACCTGGCCCTTCCTTACACCATACTTCTCAAAATTTTGCTTCAAAAGCTGTTCCTTTTCATCGTCAGTCAACGCTATTGAACCGGTAGCATCAGTTTTCTTACTTACAATAAAACCCAATCCACCCCGCTTTACATAAATCACATTTCTAGCTTCATATACAGCTATTAGATTTGACATTGGCTTATTTTGAGAAGCAAGACGACTTTTGGACTTCAAGAACATAGCCCCTGAATAGAACTCTGCATTTCCGTCTCTATCATGCCATATTTGGTATGGAGGAATTTCCAAACTACCATTCCAACCATACTCCAAACGATAGCTACGAATAATATCTTCTGTTTGGGCAATGCCAAACAATGGCATATTCCCGTAAACAGGTTCTACAATAGTCTTATCAGAAGGTAGCACCCAATAATTATCGCAATATCTCCATTTTTCAGCTGTAGAAAAGACATCAGGCATAGCGGCACGAATAAAGCTATTCCCTGTACACAATTTATAAATATGGTGCTGATAAATCAATTCTTTCCAACGCATCAAACAATTAGGACGGCTAAGTATGCCATTCATTCGTCTGTTTGCCCATACTATACTGTCATCCTTAGTTTTCTTCAATTGAAAATTAGCACCTGCAATTCGCGATGCAATATAATCGATCGGGAAAAAGACTTCAGGTATCGTACTGAATAGCGTTAGATAGTTACTGCCCGCTACAATAGGACTAGTAAGGTCCTCAATGTATGCAACTGACCATTTTTCAGCCTTGCCACTTTGAGTATCTATATCCTTATTTTCAGATGAAGTAACTATTTCAACTTCACCTTTAGTCTTAGATTTCTTTCCAAATAGATTATCAAAAAAAATATTCATTGGGTTCCTTTTTGAGCAAAACTAAGTAAAAAGGAAAACCGTTTTCCAAAACACTAAAATCTTGAAATTACGAAAACATAATATCAACAATACAACATCCTTATTTTCAATCACATATAACGCAATTCAATTCAAACCTAATTTTACAACGAACTGTACTAGCCCACTCAAAACAGCACTGGCCTCTTTTGTTTCACTATCTTTATTATAGTCCATCAGATTATTCATGAAGGCAACATATTCCGTATCAGATTCTACTTTTGATGCAGAAAAAAGAATACTATTTTTCACATAATCAGATGTTGCAGCAATACGCTTATCTACATCCGGAAACTCTTTCATTACACGAATCTCCTTGTTTGTACTAGAACGGAGTTCCCGAATAAAAGGGAAATAAGCATCTGTACATTCAATTACACATGAATCAGATTCATGGGACAAAATAGAAGAACGTATATCTTCTGTTGAAGTAGTATCCATAAATACGACATCAACAACATGCCATTTATTTCCACATCTAAACGCTTGTATAAGGACAAATTTCCCATTAACATTCGGCATCACATATAGAATCTTCTTAGTGTATTTACATTCGGTATCTGGATTGAAGAAATTAATAGTGCCATTACAAGCATACAAGTTTCTTTTTCGCCGGTTACTAAACTCTATATACTGCTCACTACACAAATCCACAACGACATATCGGAACGTATCAGACAGGTGCCCGTGCTCCTCATAAGTCTGCAAGGTAGTTTTATTCTTGACCTTAGTTTTAAGAATGGCACCGTTAGCATCTTTCTGTACGCTCATGTAGTCCTCAATAGATACCGAACATGATTCGTCAATGTATATCTCTATACCGGGAACAGTACAATCAAAAATGGCATTAACAAACTCACCGGTCATGGCAACACTCGGATTCTTGTTGCCTACCTTATCTTCAATCTCGAATCCTTCTTTCTGCAATGTATCTATGAATAAGTCCATCCAGGAACGCTTCTCATCGTCAATGCTGTTTGCCGCTTTCGTTGATGCATCACCATGTACATATAACCTATCAGAATATTGGATAGATTTCAGATACTTTGCAACAAGTTTGGAAGCTTTCTTTACTGTATTGTTGGGGCTTTCAGCACACGTTTCATGGAATTGCCAAACCTTGGTACCAGTTGTGAAATCGACCTGCCAATATGATACGCTGATATACGGAAGCACGTTGTTATCGACAGAGATATGAATAGGTAAGTCCGGAACATACTTATGCTCACCGGAATGTTTGCCACGATTGAAGGAACCGAAGAACTCACTACCGGTACGAATGACACCCCATTCTCCCAATGCGTACACATTGTAATAGTCCGGATCGTGAACTCTATCATACTCAAAGTCGGCAACACATTGCTCATCATAGAAACCATACGTACCGTCAGGACTACCAACAACCCAAAAATTATTCAGATAGGTAGATTGGATAATAACTGTATTAGGGGCCTGTTCCTCGATTTGCTTAGTACGAAGATTAAGTATTTGCCTGGGTGCGTTCTTTTTTACGGATTTGACTTTGGTAAGTTCTTCCGGCAACTCTTTGCCGGCAATGGTAACCGTCATCGGTACATCATGCCATTTGTCTTTATCAATGAACTCTTTCTTTATCCAGTGGCTTTCACTGATCGGATTAAAGGTACAAATAATCTGCTGCCCTTTCTTACCACGCAAACGCTTACGTAGCTGCTTGAAATCCGGATGCTCGAACTCTGACCATTCCTCTAACTGAACACGCTTATAGTTGGAGATACCTTTTATCTTCTCCGGATCGTCAAGACCGGAAAAATCTATCTTCGCACCATTAACCAGACACTTAATAGTATTCTGTTGGAACTTGAACAAATGGGATATGCCAAGACCGGCCGCAGCGACTTTATAATCTTCATAAATGGTTTTGAGAATAGAAGCTCCTACCTTACGCATGACAAGAGTGTTTTCACCATCCTGTAATGTCTGTATCAGTATGGTTTGTGCCACACTATACGATTTACCGGAAGATGAACCTCCATAGAGAATGATAAAACGGATAGTCTCATCATTCAAGTACTTCAATAGATAGAATCCGTTAGGATTTAGCTTCTTATAATTTATAACCATATTGTTCTAAAAGTAAGGTTTCTCCGTAGGGTGAATACCGGATTTTGCAGTTCAAATTGTTCTATTCTTCCGAATTCTCATTATCTTCAAAGCCGATACGAAGTTCACCGACTTTATTTCCGTCTCCACCTTTGATATTGACATTCTTATCGGCTTCCCATCCATTCCAGGCACCAAGCAAACGAGCGGCTTCTGTTTTACCGTTGAACTCATAGACAACTTCTCCTCTCTTATTCTGAATCTTCTTCAATGCATTGCGTGTACGCTTTGGAAGCTGCGAAGGACTTTTCATCTTTACCTTACCTGTTAGCTCATCGACAATATACAAGTCATTAGGATCAGAAGTTATGATATCCATCAGCACACGTTCAACTGTTTCACGTTTAACTTCAGATTCTTTCGCCCTCTTTTCTCTTATCTCTTTTATCCTTGATGTAACCTTGATGTTCTGCATAAGGGCATGAGCATTGCGCCAAACGCTCTCCTGCTTCATCTTAGTGCAGTCGTAAGCCATCCGGTATGCTTCACTTGCGTTGCCATCAATATCAACGTAATATTGACAGAACTTCTCTTGTTTCAATGTTAATACATTCTCTCTACTCATAGCTTCAAATTATTAAATTCCTGCATGAAGAAACAATGATAGTTACTCAACATGCAGGAATAAATTAGAATGGTTGTACATTCAAAGGATTTCTATTTCTCCGCCCCCGCATTTTTTTGAGAATTATCCTCTCTCCGCATGGCGAATACCTTTTTTACTCCGTCCTCGACTGACGTATAGGACAAAGGTACTAAATAGATATCCTGGTTCACCGATTGCTCCAAATTGTCAAAATCTCGTTTTTTATTAATCAACTCTATTTCAAGCGGTTTGTAGTATTTTACTAAAGATGCAAAATACATAGTAGTCACAGGCTGGACGTTACAAATGTTGATGAGCTGACGATTACAGCCCACCGCATAGATAAGTCCCTCGACAATATCATCTATGTAAGTGAAGCACCGGATATTCTGACCACAGTTGTATAAAGACACGTTTTCCTTTTCCATCAGGAACCAGAGAAGAGTTCTTTTTCGCGGATTAGGTCCATATACATTGTGCAGTCGGCACCCGGTCGCAGCCTTACAATAGATAGATGCATACTGTTCATCGAAATACTTGCTTATTCCATACATAGAAGTGGTATTCTCCGGATTAGCCGTTGACGAACTGGCATATACTAACTTCACACGATTTTGATTGCAAACATCAGCTATTCGCATGAAAGTATCAATATTATCCTTCCTGATTTGTTCCAGGTTTCCATTAAACACACTGGTTTGCGCCGCCAAATGGAACACACAATCAATCCCCCCATTTTTCAGGAGCTCACATACTTCCGTAGCTTCAGTACCACACTTTCGGTCAAGTCCTATGACTTCAACACCTCTTTTTGCTAATTCTCGGCAAAGGGCTTTACCAATAAATCCCTCACTGCCGGTTACAATCATTTTTCTCATCATCACAAAAAAATAAAGGTGTATCGAATAAACAATACACCAAAGGTTCAACAATTATATAAATTTCAGTTCTTATTATTACAATCTTTCCTTACCTTTGCAATATGAATAAAGACAGAAAAAGAGTTCTGATAATAGGTAACGGATTTGACCTTTGTTTAGGCAGAAAGACTTCATACAAGGACTTTTGCCAATCCGAATTTTGTCCCAAAGACTACCCATCTCCTTTAATCAAACATTTAAATGACAAATGGAACGATAATTTAGATGCTGTAAAATGGTATGATTTGGAGAATGAGTTATACAATTATTATATAAGAATCAAAAACAATAATGGGCAAATAATAGACCTATACAACGACAAGGAGAAAGAAATCTTAAATCTGATTCAAACCAATGGGCCAATCTCTAAGTACAATTCATTTATACAAGCCAATGCCGAAACAGTAAACAAACTATTAAATAAAGATATATTATGGATGCCACAATTTGATTATTACCTCCGTTTGTCCCATGAAGATATATTAAATTCTCCTATTGAACGAGACAAAAAAGCCTTACAGCTCATAAAAGATGGATTAATACAATATCTCATAAAAGTACAGCAAGAAGCTATTAACGAAAATTCTATAGCTGCAATTGTCGCAAGAGTCTTTATACCGAATAAATCAAATGATCAAATTGTAATATATTCTTTTAACTACACAAGTTTTAGTGAAGTAACTCCTAATTCCAGTTTTGCAATGGAATTTAATGATACAATAAACTATGTACATGGATGTATCTTAGATGAAAATATTATATTAGGAACAAGAGATGATAAAATTGCTCATAACTATGACTTCATACAAAAATCATTTGATTCTCAATATAATCCTCCTGCTATGGTATATGATTTAATGGATGCTGATGATATTACAATATTTGGGCATTCATTAGGCATAAATGACAGCCAATATTTTAAAGCCTTTTTTGAAAGACAATCTTCATCCACTAATCCTCAAAAGAAGAATATTACAATATTCACTAAAGACGCAAAATCAGAAATTGAGATAAAACGCTCACTACAAGAAATGACAAATTGGAATTTGACATCTTTATATGGATTGAATAATCTCCAAATAATTAAAACAGATGAATGTGTCAATAATCCAACCTTATTAAGAAAATACATCAAAATGTATGTTGACAATGAAGAAGATATTGACAGTATAATTCATATCTAACTATTATGTTACTATTATTCTGTACTATTGTTATTTACTCCATTTACTACCACAGTATACACATCGGTCATACTCTCCATAGCTAACGACTTGATTCCTTTCATTTACGACCAAATTACACAAGCAGATATCGTCCTCTGAATTGATATTGGGATACTCCCAAAATGACAATTTCCCTTTAGCCGGTATCGGCTCTGGAAATAATATAGGATTAGCTAGTACCCAGTTATAAATAGGATTCTCATAATAGCCTTTACTATCATCGGATTTCTCTGCCCATTTAGAAGGATGATTAATAGAGCATCCAATTATTTCTACACTTCCAATGATAGCAGAATTGACAATGCCCTCTGCGCATATTATTTTTCGTTGAAACTCAACAGGCAGACTATCCCATTGAGCTTTTGTAAATACACTATTGGGATTTCTCATTTCTACAGGTTTCCCACTTGCATGGATTAACACTCTATGCCCTATGTATTTCCATGGACACGCCCAGGTACGGTTCTCGATGTTTTTAAAACCGTGAACTATCAAAGAGGCCCACGGTTGTTTTATTGTTATTGCTTTCATTTCTTATATTATTTGTTAATATATTGCCATTCATAGACTACTTTATCGTTATCCTGTTCCCATTTATCCGGTCTATCTTCACCCCAAAAATCAGCATAATATATTGTCTTACCGTAGGCTTGACAATCAGTGTGAGTCATTTTTCGTAGAATATGGGAGTTTGGTTTCGGGTATTCATCTTTGAAATTACGCCATGGATTTTGCTTTGCCTGCCATTCTGCACCTTTTCGAAACATATTAATCATTGCTTCTTGGCTGAAAAAGAACGGTTCACATTTTTCTATTCTCGCAGATTCTCCGTATGTGCTAATAATTACGGTAGAAGATGAATAGCTATGCATTAATTCTTCTTGGGCAGCAATTTCTAGTTCTTTCATTCTTTATAATTTAATGTATTCACTTTTCTAAAAAACTTCTTGTCTGGCTTTTCCGCAAATTCATATACTTGGCCAACACGAAACATTTGTTTGAGAATGAGTTGTTGCACATCTAATGCGCAACACTCTTTTATACAGATATACTTCATATTAGTCCTATTCATTAAATTGCGGTATATTCATCCAATGGGTGACTCCTAAAAGCCTAACAAGATGTTCTACTTCTATATTAACTACAACTAAGAATCTTCTATCGGAAGTAACTACGACAACCTCATATAAAGATTGTCCATCGTTGGTTTCAGGTAATTGCTCTTTTACACTTATCCAAGGAGATTGCTTTTTCTGCCACTCAACACCAGACGCAAAAACTTTACGCATATATGTTTCAACCACATGCGGCTGATTGATGCGATTTGCTAATTGAGCTACCAATGATTTAAAATTCATATCTATCTTGTTATGAAGGTTATTTACTGGGGAAATACTTCCCACATTTATTACACATGTCGTTATCTGCGTCAAACATGATAACCTTTGTAGAGCCACAATAAGGGCATCTTACTTTAAAATTTTCATCTCTTGGATATAGTAAATCAATAGATTTACGCAATACAGCCTCTATATGGTCTTTCTCCAGTCCAGCAGGGCATTCTTTATTAAGCCAATCCAAATCCTCTTTGATTAGCTTCGTGTATGCACGTTTCGTTATCTTTATGCTCATTACTATTCTGTTTTGAAGGTTATTTCCACCTTGTAACTGTTGAAAAGTCACAAGGTGAATTGAATTTATTAGTTAATATATACGCTGCCTTATAATCGTTTCTTAATGTATCACCATGAAATACTATTCCGGATATTCCCCTTATAGCCAAATTGAAAAGAAGAAAAGGCACTGTTTTGTCGGATAATTCACCGCATACTATCAAATGATCGTTAGGTTTGTAATCTAAGAAGCTGATACTATTCCGGTGATTGTACCAATTTGAAATGAGCATTCCGCCTGTTCCGGCTGTTGGCTCATAGGTTACACCCGTATCAGAACCTAATAATTTAGAAACCAAAGTTGAAAGACATTTAGGAGTAAAATCCTGCTTGTTATTCTTCCTATCAGCGTGTTCGTTTTCAAAATATTCATGGAACCAGTCGTAACTAACATCACATTTGAAGTAATCCAAAAAGTCTTTGAATACCTTGATTCGTTCTTTTTCCTCTCCAAACAAAAGATTCATTATCCGTTCCGGTGCCTGATAACTGTCTGTTATGTTCAACATTACATTTATGTCAGATAATATATTTTTCATGGGCTAATTTAACTTCGTCATTGGTTGATTGTGCATAAATAGTAGTTGTCTCAATGCTTTCATGACCTAGCATCTTCTGTACCTGTTCTATTGGCATTCCTCGTTTTAGGGCTGTAGTTGCCGCTGTTCTCCTAAGTCTATGTGGATGTACATTGGATATACCCGCCTTTTTCCCTAGATTCCTTAGCATGATTTCAACTGCTCCCTTGGATATCCGGGATAGTTTATTCATATCTTTTATCTGCTGGCACATTCCCTCATAATCAGATAAAAATAGGGCTTCTAAATCATCTGTTCTTGAATCAACATATTCCTGAAGAGCTATTTTACAGCGAGCAGACAAGTAAACAGTTCGGTACTTACGCCCTTTTCCAAGTACATCAATCTGCCCATTTTGCCAATCTACATCACCGAGATTCACATTTACCATTTCGGATACGCGACAGCCGGTGGAAAACAAGAATTCGATTATAGCCTTATTCCTTTTTGTCCTAGCCAAAGACCTTAATCTCTCCATATCATCCTCACTTAATGGCTTCTTCAATTTCTTCACTTGTCGCACTCCCTTGATTCTAAGCATTGGATTCCTATCAAGTACACCTTCTTCTGTGCACCAAGTAAAGAAGCTGCTCAAAGTTCTTCGAATGTTGTTAAGAGTATTATCACTACATTTATTAATCTTCTTATAGGCTAAATAGACACGGACATCATCGGTAACGATTTCCTTGATATGTTTTCCTACATGTAAGATAAACGCTCTTAAAATGACACGATAATAGTCTAATGAACTTTGGCATAATCCTTCCACGGCTTTGGCTATGAAGAATTTACTGATAATTTGAGAATCGGAATTATCATATACTACAACGGACGTTTCCTTTGCCATTATATCATAATTCTTTAGGCAGAAAGATACCGAATCAATTACTGTCGAAATTTCTTCATTGGGTATCTTACCGTACAAAGTATCACGTATTTTAGTTAAAACATATTCTTTCATAATGATTCCTTTTTGTATTGCTTAAATATATTTATCCAATTCCTTTTCTAATAATTCTCCATCTATTTCAGGAAACAGTCTCAGAACTAAGTCCAAAGATTTACAATAATTGTTACTGTATTCTTCAGTATCCATTAATCGAAGTACCATAGAACAAAAGATACTTTTTGTGTCTCTTAATTCGCCTTTCATCAGCAACTTTGATAGTTCGATAATTTGACTATCAGGATTATGAAATTTTCCGTTTATATATTGAAAAATTATTCTTCCTTCAAATTGGCATATTTCACAATCTAGTTCACAATCAATGTACTCTATTTTACCATTTATGAATTCACAATAAACACATTCACTATTAGAAGCAAATAAAATTGCAAAATCATAGATATCATCACTATTACCTACAATTATTGAAGTAGATTCAAGAGTTTCCGAAACACCATTATTACACTTTGCATCTTCAATAAGTTCCCTCACATATTCTTGAACTCTTGTGATGTTCTGCTCTATTAAATCTTTTTTACTCATAATTTCAATTCAATTAAGTTCGATTATTTTTTTGCAATATTCTCCCAAAAAGCAACGCCTTCAGGAGTACCATTAAAAGGGAATGAAATAGCTAGAAACCGATGAAAACAGCAATCAACATCTAACAAATTGTTCATCCGCTCTTCATTTGTCATTGAGAAGTCAGGACATTCAATATTAAATGTCTCATTTGCTCTTTCTGTATTATATTTCCATTGATTGAAAATACCTAGTCTTTCTAATTTTTCTATTTTTTCATTCCTCTTCATGTTGATTGACTTTTAATGCTTTACATCTATAAAGGTAATCGTTATTGACAAGTTTAGCAAACAGAAACTTCGCCATTTTAACGCCATTTTACTCGGTCTTTTTCTTCAACAAATCAAATATTATCCTCTCACCCTCTTTTAAACCATCAAGATAGCCTTTTGCATGTTCACCGGCATTATACACTATAAAAGAGAGGATCAACAAAAACAGTCCGAGCGAACGATGCCAGTATGGAAGTTGGACTGTGAACGGCTTGATTGTTATAGAAAAGTGTCCTACATATAGCAGGAACACAAACAAAATCACACATGAAATAATTGTTGTTTTCATATTAATCTGTAAATAAATTAAGTTGAGTTGTAAACTCGGGTTTATAAATTCTAAATTTACGGTTAAAGAAAGTCTCAAAGGCTGTTACAATTTCAGAGATGGTATTATCAGCAATTCCTAATAATTTATCATCGGCAACTATAAGAGATAAAGCCTTGTCAAGAGTCATTTTCTTCTCAATAAACAGGGAATACACCAAATATCTACGGGTATATTCCCCAGCCTTGAGTGACTCAACTTCTTCAGGAGTGGCCTTTCTCTTGTACAATACTTTATACCAATGTGTTTCAGCAGTACGAGCACGCTTTTGTCTCGGTAACAAGTCATAAAACACGGCAATTTCATTCTTTTGGATACACTTATGTTTTTTACGAACACCATACATCACATAAGGAGTGTTCCAATCAAGATGAGTCTTTCGATATTCAAGCTCCAGCTCTCGATCAATAAGATCTTGCTCAAAGTCTTGTTTCATTAACCATTCCTCGAACCAGGCAGCAAGTGCTTCTTCTCGATCATAATAATCTTTTCCATTTATACATAAGGGAATCATAATAACTCTTTCTATTGCATTTCACGTTTAAATCTTTCCTCTAAATCAAAAATGGTTTCTCCACTATTACGCCGATAGGGCCTATCGGTATTTAACTGAAGTTCTTTCAGCTTTTTCCAATACCATGGAAGGTACAAATACATATTCTTCAACTCCTTCAAGTTCTTATTTCCACAACACCAGCAACTCACACGATCAAGTAGCTCATATAGCCTTACTCCATCCTCATGCCAAACAAAGCCTTTTGTGTAACAATACTGGAGTGCATCTGCTTCAGTAATGCCCCAATCACGAAGTGGTAAAACCCGATTTGGTCGTTTTTCCTTTTCAAAGCGATGGGTCTCATCGGCAGCAATACCGACATAATCAATTCCGTCTTTTGTGTGAGCTTTCAATGTACGAAGTTTTTCACTCGTTCCCCACCGGCATGTTCCCCCACACCAACTATATCCTTTTTTATGGATAATATTGGTCCCTCTTTTCTTAACCGGCCTTTCAAACATTGTCCAAAGAAAAGGTTGCTCCGGATGCAGTTCTGTATATTTAATGCCAAGTTTTTTAAGAATTGGAAGAACAGCATCACGAGTGTTATAGATTGCCTGAAATTCCATACCTGTATCATAGAAAACGACTTCATCCAACTGATATCCTTTATCTATTAGCATGAAAAGCATTGCCAAGGAATCCTTTCCAAAGCTGACTGAAGCATAATATTTCATACAAAAAATTTAATAGACAAGTCACTTTTTCTTCTTTGCCCTCTGATTATTAATCTGTGACATACACATACGGCACCAGGAAGTCAACAAATGATATTCCTTACCTTTTCTCACCACTATACGATTGTAGAACCGGTTCAAGTAGAAGTAATTTCCGCAATGGGTACATTTTTTCATTTCACGTCCTGAATCATCTATAATCCGATTACGCGGCTTACGACGAATTAGAGTACAACTTTTACACTTCTCATCAGTTTCGCGGTGCCGCCGGCAATGTGATAAGGATTTTGCTCCACATTTAGCAAACACTTTACAATCTCTACGAGGTATTGATTGACACACATTCATGGCTTCCTCGCATTCAAGAATTTATTTACTACACGAGAAAGTACATCCTCATTCTCCGGCATCAGCCATTCTTTTGCAACGTTCCAAGCAATACTCATAGCAGGATTGAAGTTATCCTTCCTGACTGTGTGATGAGACAAACGTCCTTCAGTGGGCTTCAAACCCTTATCATGTAAGATACACAGTCCATTCTCGAAAAAAGCACAATACTCCTTACCAGCAACGGGCTGAATCATCGGAATAGCAATATTAATAACCCCTAAGAATATACCAGCAGCCCAGTTCGTCAGCGCTAACCTGTCGGCATAACCTGCATCAATAATTCGTTCAATATCATCAGGAGTACCTAAACATGGCGTATGACATTGTTGTTTACAAACACTGCATGAGCATTGTACAGGTACACGACCTGAAGCCCTCATTACCCTTTGTAATGAGGTTTCTTTTGATAATTCTCTCATAGTAAATTATTTGAGATACTACAAATTATTAAACATCGCCCCACAGCTTTACTGCAAGGTCATAATTTTTTTTAGCCTCTTTTACTGCTTTATTGGCATAAGCCATAGCGTATGTATGCTCGCGTCGGTACTTACCGGACTTCAATCCTTCGTGATATTCTTTTGCTTGTTCCAACTTATGTTCGTAGAAATCTATACTTTCCGGCATGGACAAGTTTATCGTATTAGCCCTTTTTTCCCAATACTTCGCAACTCTTTCATGTTCGGCAGCCTTATCGCTAAACTCAACGCTTTTCCCCATATTGTTCCACGCATCATCTATCGCTTTTCTGTGTCGCTTCTCGCTATGATGTCCCACTTTGATAGGCTCACCTAGAGAAAGAAAATCCTTATCTTTATTGGACTTGTTGTAATATTCACAGCTTTTCTGTACAGCAGATGTAGCCCATTCATGACGACGTTCAGCTCTTTGTTTGGCCCACTCTTGCACATTAAAGCCATCAGCCCGTACGATTGAGTAGTAATAGAATCCATCACGTTCGTAAATGAGGTTGAAAACAATACATTCATTTTCTTTTCCATACTTGGTGGTAACTTCAATAGTTTCACCTTTTTCGTGCTTCTCATCACACTTTGCCAAAAATACATTTGGCGCAAATTTGTAATACGTGTTCATTTTTTTAATTAAATTGGTTTGACTTATATGAAAAATGATGAAACCACAGCTACTTAGCCGTGGTTTCATCATTAAATAACTTTGGTTGACTGGGTTGAACCAAATCATCGAATAAACCAGGAGCACGAGGTTGTAACGCCTTGTATTCTTCCTGAAAGAATTCTTCTTTGGTTCTCCCATGTTTTTTACCCTTTCGTGTATGTACATCGAAAGTGTAATCTGGAATAGGAATAGGGTAACGCCTGACATCATTTATCCACTTTTCTATATCAATATCCTTTCTATCATAGATGAAGTTTTGCAAATGATCCGCATCACGATTCTTTCTACATTCACAAAGGAGAATAACAGCTTTACTGACAAATATCCTCCCTTTGGGTTCAGTAGCAGTCTTGTTTACCAGCTCATGCCCCTGCCACAATGCTTCTATCTCTTTAGTAATGATTCCATAGCAATCTTCAGCACTAATGGTAAACAGACGCTTCCACACATAGTCGCGGTACCCACTCGCCCAAAGTTCCAATGCAAAAAAGCCGGCTACCCCGGTGTCGGCTCGCCTAATGGCTTTCTGCATTGCAGAACTCACCTCAAAGAAATCATATCCGCAAACTGTTCTTATAATCATAATTCTAATTTAATGGTTTGACTTTTAGTTTATTACATCAGTAAAATTAGCTAAAAAAGGCGAATATGACAAACAGAATGGACGCCATTTAAACGCCTTTTTTACAGACTATTAGAATTTGAATTTGCATGATATATTATATTGAACGAGCTGCTTTGTTTTGTCTTTCCCATTAGTGGTTGCACTCTTTAGCAAAATACTATCACCAAAATTCTTTTTGATAAAGAGGATAGATTTACGTTCCTCTTCCTGATTCCTTATAGAAGCAAGCCCACCAGCGTTTACAAAAGTGTTCTTTTGCTCAAAATTATACCGCAAATCGGTTAAAACCTTACGTTCTTTGTACTTCATGTAACAAGAAATCCAAAAATCTTCCTTCAAACGTATTTCCTCATTCCACCAAGTGTTTTTGTTATAGATTACTCCATAACTGCAACCGGTTATCATTTTCGAAAGAGAAAGAAAAGCGGATTCATCATACATTACCGGCGATATCCGAGCGGTGAAGCCAAACAGATGTACATCCATCATACTGGCCATCTCAAATAATGACTGAATGATATTGGTTATCTTATCTTTATCCTTTATCCGGCTAGGTTCTCCTTTTTCCACATAAATAGGTTTGCAGGCATGGACATCATCATCAAGCATGAAAAGTTCTCCAAAATGCTTTGCCATCCAGTTACGTTTCGGGATGAGGCCCATAACGTCGTCAGGATGAGTAACAATTTCACATTCCGGGTTAAATTGTTGATATAAGTCAGCTTGACTTTCAGCAACGCAAATGATAGGATCGTTCACCAACTTTTTAGCGAACACCCGGTCATGGCGTTTATGACTTGGTATTACTATCTTGCAGGGCATGGCGAACGTCTTTTATATCAATTACATTGGATTTACTTATTTTCCCGGTTTTGTACGACTTCATGTGCTGCATGTCCAGCCTTTCACGAAGCCAGTTGCTATCTACCTCATTACTTGAGGTGATGATAAACAACTCATGTTTTTCGTCATACTTTGGAATGAGAGGATAAATGGCTGTATCATCCGTGATGGCATCGAAGCGCTCTTTAAATTCATCCTCTTTCTTCTCCGGGGCAAATTCGATGCCCCAATCTTGGAGTTCCGCCTTATTCCACTCGTTTTCCATAACGTCCAAATCATTCTCACCAAAATTGACATTATCTTTAGTGGCATATTCCCTCAACTTCTTAACGGGGGTATCAGGTGCCAGAATTTTACAAGGCAGTTCTTTATAACCTAACTCCTTGCAAGCTCGCAAACGTAAATTACCACAAACAACAATATATCTGCCATCATTGTAGGGAAAAACTATAAGTTCTCGAAGCTCAAGCATCTCTGGCGAATCCTGAATGCTTTTCTTCATCGCTTCAAAGCGGTAATCACGAAAAAAACGTGGATTTTTCGGCAATCCCGTGAGCTGCCCCTTATTAAAATCAAGTAGGCAGACTTGAATAATCTCTGTCATAACTAACTATATTAAAATCAACAACACAAAATCAACAACACAAACAGTCAGTAACAACACCTAATCATTTTTTCTATCATCGAACTCTATCTTATCTTTGATAAGCTGTTCAATGTCCTCACAACCAAATCTTTTTAAATAGGCAACAAGGTAAATTATCATCTCGGCTGCCAATTCTTCATCTTCCGAATATTTAGGAAGATTATCACTCCTATATTTAGAAGCAATATCGAATTTTCTCCAAACGGCTTCAATTCTTATGCTAAACGCTTTTCTTGAGCTATGCTCATTCATCTTAAAGCGCTTCCTCATGATATTCAAGCATCTCTGGGCAAACCTATTCAATGTTATCATATCGATCGGGTTAAATTGTTAGACTATGAATAATCTCACACGATTCTATTAGGTTGGTCTCTGATGCGAAACCAATGAACATATTCTTTATCTATCAGCATACTATTATTTATTTTGAGGGGTCTGTTGTATCTAAATATTTCCTGTATTCCAATTCTGTTTTGGCAAGATTGATTACGGTATTAACCCCTTGGAAAACTTGTTTTGCTTGGCTCACTTTACTAGGATCTTCTTTCACATCCTTAATTTGTTGAAGAACCAAATTCCTCAAATCTTGTAAAATGGTAGGGTTCACTGTAGACACCTTATTCAACCGTTCATTTGCCAACACGACAACAGTATTTGTTATTGGCCGGAAACGGTTCAACTTGGAAGCCAAATCAAACATACTAAACACTAACACTTTGCCATTATTCAAGTATATCTCAACTTCGGTACCATCATCACCGGTACCGTCACAGTAATTGAGAATTACAACTTCTTCATTCTGATAAAGGAATGGTTTATTAACCATTTCTTTCAATCTATCTATTGCTCCATCAGTCATGATTCATTCTTTTTTGTTGCTTTATTAATTTGTCTATTCAAAGCTCCTTTTAGCTTGATTAGGTACTGAACATCTTCCGGATATCGGGCATACAAAGAATTCTCTTTTTTTAATTGTTCAGAACGACTAATCATGTAAAGGTTCTCAATGGAAACGTTTTGCCTGTTGCCATCTTTAAACTGAATATTATAACCAGGGGGGATTTCTCCATTATGCTCAATCCATACAAGCCGATGTTTAAGTTCAAAGACATTCGGTTCGGCAGTTTTCACTTCAATGTAACCGTCACGAGTTATGCGTTCATAACCGACTGGTTTATGATTTTTGGGGACATGTCCTTTCTTAAATCGAGTAGCTTTCGTTTTTGCTAATTGTTCCTCTGACATATATTCCGTTTGCTTACGTCCCTTGTTCATCGGTTGGTGGCCTTTGGGAAAGAAGCTTTTAGAAGCGCATTGAAATTTAAATTCTTTAGATTTAAAGAGCCGTAATTTAAATGCAACTCCATTTACAGCAGAATAAGTGGTACCTAATATCTGTGCTATTTCCTCATTAGTATGATTGGGATACAACTTTTTCAATTTATCAAGTCTCTCACTATTCCAAAACGAGATTCTCGGAGAGCGCCTAAGTTTTCGAATCAAGGCCTTTGTTTTAACAGCACTAAGTGTTTTATCAAGACGCCTAGCAAGTTCTTTTAAATCAGCAGTCGGGTACTCACTGTCAAGTATAGCAAGTTGTTCGCCAGTCCACGTTTTCATAAGTGCGTCAATAAAGAGAGGAAACCACTAGGCTTCCTCTGTGTTATCGTTATTTAGCTCTTTCAGTCTTTCTTTGAGCTTCTTTTCTTTCTTATCATATGAATCCGCAAGTTTCTTAGAGAGCGCTTTGAAATCATCCGGATATTGTTCTGCAAAAAGGATTTTCTGACACTTTTGCAAATAGGAGTAGAAATTCACATTATTCGATGATAAGCATTCAGCAATAAAGGCTCTATACCATTGGTGTCGGTCAGCTTGGTTGTTTTTGACATAATTTACAAAATCACTCTCACCATTCCATTTTTTCAAATTCAGTTTTTCAAGATAAGTACTGCTACAACCGCTAAGAACCAGCACATCAAAAACAAGTTGTTCATTTTCAGAGAATTCTTTTGTTCTCTGATAATATGTTTTCTCTTGCGCCCACTTACGCATTTCTTCAGCAGACTTCTCCTTGACTATATCCTTCGCTCTTTTTAATTGGGCGTTTATTTTTTCCCTTTCTATCTCTTTTAGATCGGCAACGGCGGAAGTAGAGGAAGCCGTTTCTTTTCTAACATAATAGAAACTAACGTTAAATTCGGGAGAATAATGTCCAAAAAATGAAAGACAACGATAAACTTCTCCATCTTCAAGCATTTTCAAAGTGCGTTCATCATCTTCTGAATACCAGCACTTACATCTAAAGATTTCATCAGGATCAACTATTTCAAATCCAAGTTGTTTAACAGCTTCCAAAGTTTTTTCATAGAAAACCTTTCTATCTTCTCCCCAATATGTATCAGGACGTCTAGCGATAATTACTGTTTTTCCAAATGAAAGAGGTTCGCCAACTTTAACAAGATGTTCATATTCTAGTTGAATTTTCCGCGTCACATAAGCAATCTGTTTTTTCTCATAGCAAGCAGCATTGATACATCTAGCATCCTTACTATTCATTTCATAGAACAAACAACCATGATTACACGTATTATTCTCACATTGAGAACATGATTTAATATCAGTATTTTCCCAATTATCGGAATCATCTTTAATCCAAGGTGCGTTACCAAGCTCCATGAAAGAATTACTCACAAATTCTCGAATCATAGCAGTAGTACATTGTTCTTCCTCCTCCTCATGAAACTCTTTTTGAGTATCTTCATCCAATTTAGAAAGAATCATAGCACCGGACAATGGTATATCTCCATTTCTTACCCGCTCTTTTAGTTCAGGAATAAGAGAATTCAATTTAATACGGTCAAATACAAACCGGGTAGACTTTCCTATTTTAAGAGCGATATCTTCCAAAGTTCGTCCTTTTTCAGCCAACTGCGCAAAGGCAAAAGCTTCTTCGATGGGATCAACATCTTTTCTTTGAAGATTCTCGGTAATCATCGCTTCAAAAGCCTCATCATCTGTCATTTCTCTGACAATGCAGGATATTGTCTGAAATTTTTCCGACTTTTTTCGATGGGCTTTGATTTTTGCAACATTCGCTTCATCTTCCTTTGCTTTCAAAAGTGACACAGCCCGGAAACGACGCTCACCGCAAACAATTTCGTATGTGTAAGGTAATGGGGTAACATCTCCGGTTTCTAGGTTAGTCATCTCCTCGGATTTAGCAACTCTGACAGTGACAGGTTGCAATAAACCTTGCTTTTCAATGTTGCTTGCAAGCTCTTCAAGAGCTGCTTCATCAAAAGTCTTTCTCGGATTCAAAGGAGAAGGACTGATAAGGTCAATTCTAATGTTTTGTACTTCCATAATTTAATTATATTGGTTTGACTTTTAATTCATTACATCAGTAAAGTTATCGTAAAATGACAAGTTATGCAAACAGAAACTTCGCCATTTTAACGCCATTTTCATGCGGGCTTATTACGTATTTGAATGAAGCCACGTTTTTCCGTTTCCCGAAGCAATTCCATATCTTCCTCACGGATATAACAATCCGTTTCACCATTAACAGTTGTGTGATTAGGAATACCAAAACGCTCCCGTATTCTTCTTTTCACTTCAGGAATATCTTCAAGTTTGATATGCCTAGTGTTCCAGTAAATTGTCACCTTCTGCTTCTTGTTTACCATATTCTCTTTTGTTTAGATAAGAGATTATTTCATTTGAGAGACTTAACGCTTTAGCAGCTTCTTCATCTCCTTGCTCAACTCTAAGTTTGAGTTCGTTCCGGTATTCTTCATACGACAAGCCACTTGTATAGCCCACTTCCTCCGACAAATTCTCTTTATGAAAATTCCATGACTGATTATCAGCAACAGCACAACGTTCTTTATTGTATTCACGAAGCCAACTCATGATGACCTGACCATCAATTCTATTATAGATATTGCCATATTTCATTTTCATTGCGTTCTTGAAACACAGTTTAAAATCATCAGTTTTCATATATGGATATTCTTCAATGATTAAATCTACTGTAGTAGCGACTTGTGTAGCCGACATTGGATTACCGACATTGAAAAACTCCAAGGCATCAGCTATCAATATGACCAACACTGCTCTGGCTTGCGGCTCACCAAACTTTCTTATAATAGTGCCAATAGAAGGTTCATCACTTTGAAATACATCTTCAACCTTCTTGGGGCATAGAGCTTTGCAATAGTTTTTCGGCGAGGTCCGTAAGACTGCTAACCGATTCTCTTCTTGTGGCCGCAGTATCAGTTCGTTTTCCATTGTAATTTCCTTCTAAAATTTTAGTAAAATTCGCAGACTTGAATATCCAGTCAAAAGTGCACCTCCAATTTTTATCGTTTTGTCCAAGCAAGAAAGGACTGTCTAAAACCAATTGGAACACATCGAATACAGCTTGCTTTCCGTATTGTGCGACACGTGCTTTAATAGCTTTCTTTCGTTTTGCATCTATGGACTTTATAGCAGGAAGTTTACCTTTAAACGTGGAATTAAAATAATCCATTAGCCCACCCCAATCAATCTTTTCCTCGGGGAACAAAGAAAGCTCGTCTTTCTTTGATTCTCCTTTAGGAGAAGTTTCTTTCTTTTTTAAATGAGAATCATTATCATCTACATAATCATTATCATATTCATTATCATTATCGGGTTTTGTGGGTTCTTTTGGGTTTCCAAATAACCCAGTGGGTTTTGTGGGTTCTTTGGGTTCTTTTGGGTTTTCACTTTTCGGACGTCCCCCCTTAGAACCATTGCTCTTATTCCTTTCCACAATAGACATATACTTTTCAGTATCCCTGTCTATATCTATCTTTATAAAGTTGAAAGCAATATTTGCCATAGGTTTCAACCCCCGAAGATTTCCCGTTGTCGCATACTCAATTATGCTTTCGTAAATCTCCAGCCTGACATCATCCGGCAAATCCTTGATTGCTTCTCTCCACCCTTTATAAAAGATGAATGAATTTCTTTCCATATTTTAAGGGATTATACTCCGATTAGTAATAAAACTCACAGACCTTTTGCTTCCTTCAGTTTTTTCGCTTCTTCCTTGTAATGAGTAATCAGCTTTTCTAATTGAAAGTCACTAAATTGCTTAGTAACATTTTTCTTGGCTTCCAGGATCAGCACATTTCGTTCACCATACTTGGCAACTAGACGTCTGCGATAATCCTGAATATTTCCTTCCATGAAGCGGTTACAATGTGAACATTGAGCATTGCAGTTCATTTCATCAAAGCGAGTACTCATGTGTTGGCGGTTGATGTAATGACCGCAATCTGCTTTATTGAAAGGCTTTATTTTACCACATGAAATACACTGAAAATATCCATTAGGCATCGTATCACGATAACGGATGAATAAACTAAATATTCTGTCTAGTTTATCGACAAGATCAGGTTTCTTCTTGACCTTAACACCTTCTACCTCGAAAAGAGGCTTTTTCTTTTCTTTCTTCTTGTAATTTCTCCACATGATAATTAAAATACTACATTGGTTAATTGACGGCCACGACTCATTATACACCATTTTCCCTTTTCAGGCTGTTCTATGCGTAACTCTTCAACACGCCCAAAACGCCGGAAATTCCCACTCAAATCAACAACCCAACCCTCTTTACCTTGGCAGGGACGAATAACACGACCGACCATTTGATAATAGAGGGAAAGGGATTTGGTTGGACGTGCAAGAACAATCGTATCAAGCTCCGGGTAATCGAATCCGGTTGTAAGTACTCCGACATTAGCAACAACTTTTATTCTTCCATCTTTAAAACCTTTCAGAATTCGTGCCCTTTCCTCCTTTGGAGTAGAACCGCTAACGATCGCACAATTAGGAATTTCGGAAGCCAGTTTTTCAGCTTCACGAATAAACCTCGTGAATATTAAAATACCTTTGCGTGGTATGCCCGATTTGGGGTTCAACAGACGTTTTGTCCATCCAACTATATCTTTGTATATGTCCACACGTTCAAACTCTTGCAGAAGACTTTTTTCATCGTAATCTGCACCAGTAGAATTAGTCCTGACTCTACTTAAATCCAACTTTGTAATATCATAGTATTTCAAACTTGCGAGAAATCCTTTAGCAAGTAGTTCACTCACCTGACAGTGATAAATAACATCAGTGAAAACCTTTGGCCGGGTACGAGTTATAAATTTAAGCATAGCACCACCTCTTCCTGAACATAATCTGTAAGGAGTCGCTGTCAGCCCAATAACTTTCCTTTGCTCATCTTCAAAGAATTCCTTATACATTCCTTTCTCCGGATTCACTAAATGACATTCATCAATCAGAACGTGCTTGAAATGTTTGAAGAAACTCATGTGTTTCATCACACTACCAATCATAGCAAACGTAATACGATTGATATCCTTTCTTCCGGCAGAAGCTGAATAAACTCCACAATCGAATATGCCGTATGATTGAAGTTTCGCAAAATTTTGTTCGAGTATTTCCTTGCTAGGCTGGAACACTATCAGCGGCCCGTCTATCCGTGCAGCTATATTGGCAATGACAAGGGACTTCCCGGCACCAGTGGGAAGAACTATCACGTAGTTTTTCTTTTCCTTGGATTTAAAAACGCTGACCGCTGCATCACTAGCACTTTTTTGGTAGTCTCTTAACTGGTATGTCATAATTTGATGTGATATTTATGAACTTTCGAATGACAGTCACCACAAAGGGTAACGAGACAATCAAGATGTTCAAGCTCATGACCAACGATTGATTTTCCGTTAACCCTGTATGTTTTGTGGTGAATCTCTAAATTAAAGTCTTTACCGCACATCTGGCATTTATGTCCGTCCCTAATACGAACCTTACGCTTGGCTTCTTCCCAATCTGGATTATTCACAAGCCGCTTCACATAGTTGGACTTCCTGCCTTTTTTGTGCTGCAATCTACTCATCGTCTTCCGGTTCTTCTTCAGGAAGTTTATCAGACAGGTCTTCTTCGAACTTGTCCCCATAATCTTCTGTATCATCAATAGGACGTTCTACTTCAGGATATTCAATACCAAACAAATCAAGCATCGCTTTTCTGTTTCGATCTTCCTGTGCCCAAAGAGAACGTTTGTCCCAATCAGGAATTTTTTCAGCTTTCACAAGCTTAAACTCACCGTTCACCCATGAATAATACAGGAAATATCCATCAAGAGCAAACCGGATCGTATTCTTACTTGAAAGATGATACTCCCTCGTCCCCTTTTTGACCTCGGCAGCCAGGTCTTTAATTTCAGTCTTAATAGAAGCTAACCTGTCTTGAGCATCACTCTTAATTTTCTTCGCACGTTCAATGGCTTCCAACAATTCACGTTCGCGTTTGGGGACCTCATTCTCTTGCTTGATGCAATACTCTTCACGAATTTCGGAAATCTCAAATTCATCCAGTAAACGTTGTGTCACCTCACTTTCAGGGAATGTAGCATTGAAATGCTCATTCACCAACTTTATCAATTCATCTACATTCGTAGAACCCTGAAATAAAACAGGGGGAAATTTTTCCCGAATAGAATCGGGAACTACAAACTCGATTGTCTCGGGTTCGTAGTTTCTCAAATTTGCAATCATAAATTATAAAAGGATTAATTAGTACCGGTTTTGGTACTCATGAATAAAATCTAAGTAATGCTGGTCTTCAGGCAACGGAAGTGTAATACCAAACTCGGTGGCCGCATCTATTTTCACGCTTTCCATGAAATTATGCATCTCTAAAGTATTAAGTTTACTTGTTCCTCGCACAATAGTTTCCACTTTACCATTCACATGAACCTGTTTCACAAGAAACTTCTTACAATACAAGTCATGTATATCCTGAACTCCAGCAGCAGTGCTCCAATACTCTTCACCTGTGTATTCACGCAAACAGGCACCAATACACTGAAACCATTTCCACATGAGAGCATTTTGATTTAATGTTCTCGGCTGTGTTTTTTTCTTAATGGTTACAGTGTATTCTCCATTACGAAGTGTGCTGCACATGAACTCGAAAGACTTATCCATTTGGATTTTGCCATCTTTCTTCGTCAATGTTGCTTCCATAACCTATCAGAATGGCAAATCGTCCTTGGTCGGTGGTGGCGGTGGCGGGCACTCATTCACCGCACTTCGAGTCTGATTATTGGTGTGTTCCGGAAGAGGTGGCGGTGGTGGTACTTGTTGAGGCTTAACAGAAAGCATCTCCATATTATCAACAAAAAGTTCTGTAATATACCGTTTAATTCCTCTGCTATCATCATAACTCCGAGTTCTTATCTTTCCTTCCAGATACAACTTGTCTCCCTTATGGACATACTTCTCAACAACATCGGCAAGACCACGCCAAACAACAATATTATGCCATTCAGTTCTTTCAGGAACCTGTGTTCCATTGGCAAGGGTATAACCTTTTTCAGTGGTGGCAAAGGAGAAAGTGGCCACTTTAGAACCAGCTTCCAAAATTCTAATATCGGGGTCTTTGCCAACATGCCCGATAAGCATCAATTTGTTTAAACTCATGATTTATCCTCCCTTATTGTTACACGGATACTATCAGCTTTAGGAACTGTTTTGATATACTTAGAATATAATTCCGGATAGTCAGCCTGAAACTTTTTAGTATCAAAATTGTCACTTGTAGAAGCGGGGGTATAACTAACTCGCAATCTTCCGGCATCCCATGACTTGACACCATTCTCACGCATAGCAGTTTTCAGTTTTGCCTTATAATCTTTCTGAATCTTGGTTAGATCTGCAAGTTCTTCCTCAATCCCGATTATAGTATTTACAAGCTGCATTGGAATTAGTAACTTGTCATCATCAGGGGCAGGAACGGGAAGATTGGATAGATATTGCTCCCCCTTCTTCTCGCATTCCATTAACTTCTTGACTTCTTTATCAGACTTACGGCTAATTTCAACAAATTCATGTTTATTACCACGCAACCAAGTGCTAAACAATTTATCAACTTTGAGTAATGGATTTTGAAGTTCAAAGAAATAAGCATAGATTGACAACTGCCAACTTAAATACTCCTTATCAAGATGAAGGGTAGTTTTGATGTCAACAAGACTAATTCTACCGGCTTTCTCCCAAACACAATCTATATTCGATGCAAAGTATTCGTTATCAGAAACGGTATATTCATTGGCAAGCGCCTTATATCCGGCATTTACCCTCATTCTGATATAATTCTCTGCTTCAATACTTTCAGGAGGTAAGCCTGTTACATCAGCAAACTGGCATTGAGCATGAATAAGGCTACCCTTCTCTGCAGCTCTCTTCAATACAAAATCGGGGACATCTTTATATTTGTCAGGGAACAACTGCCGGCTAATCATACCGGTTATACCTTGCAACTGTTTTTCACCGAGCATATAAGTGTGGTTTTCCTCATTGAAAACCACACTGGATTTCACTAATTCTATCATTATTATCAATTTCTAGGAGGATACGTTTTCTGCATGTCAATAGTTATGTTTCTGAACTCCTTATTATTGTGAAGTTCGGGATGTTCAGCCCAAACTCTCTCAAGCTCTTCGCGGCTTTTAACACCAGTCATTTGTTTAATTGCACGATCCAGGTCTACACCAGTATATACTTTGCCCGAAGCGTTTGAAGCAGAAACATTGGGAGCATATACTTTTTCCTTTGTATTACCATAAGCAAAACGAACGCGGTTTTTATTGTCCACAATAACAAGTAAAATAATCTCCTTTTGCTCGTTATAACCAATCTCTTTTACACTGAATTTGGTGTATAGAGCAGGAGAACCTGTTTTGCTCTGATATATTTCATTTTTCTCAAGTGGAATCCAAATGAAAGGACCCGTATAAAGTTCACGCCCAATTCCCCAGTTAAATCCTGCACGTTTAAAGGCGTCCGAAGCCTGCCCTTTCTCTTTTTCTGTGCTAGATTCTGTCCCAACATCCTGTTTACTCACCCATTCCTTCTTTTCATTATCCCAAATGGACAACGTACAGAATAGATTCCCATTAACGACATCATGGTGCCGTTTCCAGTTCATTTCTCCGAACACTTCATCAAGTATTCTCATGTCTACTCGAGCATCCTTGTATAATAGCAAGGAGCAGCCCGAACCGTCCGGTTTCATAGTACCAACCCTACATTCAATTTCAGAAGCTAGAAGCGGTCTGATAGAATTTTTCTTCTTCTCTTCATTCTGAACCGTTGATACAGTGTTTTTTCTCGCTGTCATAATTCTAATTTAATGGTTTGACTTTTAGCTCATTACATCAGTAAAGGTAATCGTTATTGACAAGTTTAGCAAACAGAAACTTCGCCATTTTAACGCCATTTTCAGGTAGTAAAAACTGCCTGTACGATATTGTACAGGCAGAAAAATAAGAAAATGAATAATCCAATGTACCTTATGGAACGGCTACGCTTTGAAGGGTGTACGGCTCCCTGATTTATACATAATGTAAATGCTAGTGGACGGAACCGGAGTCGAACCGGTCTCACGGAATATTGGTGCACCTCACCGCAGTTTCAACCAACGATATACATATCCGCCCGATTAATTAAAAAGGTGCACTATCTTCACAGACCATACACCCCAATCACAAACACAAAACAAAACTCATGAACTACTATAATTTAATTAGGATCAGAAGGGTGAATGGCGTGGGGATCGAACCCACATCACGCATATCTGCGTATGCTGCCAATTACACCAGCCATCCGTTTTAAGTGAACTATTCTCACGAACCATTCACCTAGAACACAAACACAAAATAAAACACGACATTAACTATTAAATAGCACTCTCACGAGCTTCTTGCTTCCGGATAGCCGTTCAAAGCACACCGGAATAGTATAGAACAATTAAAACTCAAATAACAGGGGCTTTAACCCTACAGCGTCCTTTTCGCTGGCAACATTAGTTAAACATAAAAAGAAAAATTCTCTGTGAAGGAACCCGGACTCGAACCGGGATGATAGATTACCTATGTATGACTTTCTTCAATCTATCTGCATACTTGCGTCTACCAATTCCGCCATTCCTTCAGGTCGTAGCCAGACGCTTCCGGCTACATTGATTGAATTGTTATTGATACAAACATAATTTTCCCCCTCACGGGTTACTTAACTCTGATTGAGTTGAGCCGGGAAACGGATTCGAACCGCTGACCTCATGTAGAAACATGCGCTCTAACCAACTGGGCTATCCCGGCAGATGCCCGGCGAACCGGGCTAAATAAACATGACAAATACTAAAATTAAGCAATGCAGACCTTCACAGGCTATCTTTATTTTGTTTCCTATCTTCGTAGTATCGAAAACAGATATAATTCACTGATACGACAGTCACCAATACAAAAGCAGCAATAAATTCTTTCTTGCTAACTTCAATGCTATCTACAAGATACAGTGTTGTCCATAAGGCAATGAACATCATGGCATACTGTATCACTTTAATCTTTTTCATTTCTTCCGTTTTTTAGATTTAACTTTCCTTCCCGCACATCGGCAATGAAGTAATACTTGAGCAGCATTACAATGCCACTTGCCGTTTTGGACATTAGTGGGCTTATCACTTTCAATCTTACCCGCTTCTATAAGATTCATCAATTTCTTTTCCCCACCCACATAATACGCAGACTTATCTTTTCCAAACGTTTCTGTAGAAAACAGACGGAGAATATTATCTAGCAATATTTCAGCCATTTCACCTCTGATCATCTCAACAAGCAAGGTAGTTATGCAATTCTGGTTACTATAAACTGCATATTTTTTACATCTGACTTTGTTTTCCAAGCCATTCCTTCAGCTTTTTCTTTATAAAGCCGAGCATTCAATGTATTAGTTACAGACGGTTTCTGAACGATAGGAAATACTTCTATTGCACCAACATCCATACCCCGTAATACATCAATTACGTTACGTCTCTGAATATCCTTTTCCATACAATCTAATTTTAAATTAAACATTGAAGCGATGAGCGGATTCGAACCGCCGACCTCTGCTTGTGGTGCTCTTCCGTTAAGCTAAGAGTGTTTCTTGAGAGACTCGAACTCTCAACCATCCACCACACACAGCGCTCTAACCTGCCTGAGCTACATCACCTTTATATACATAAAGCAAATACCTCGATTTGCCGACAAACGTCTAACTGATTTAGTTTTACAACGATACGGCTTGACCATTAACCACAGCATTATATCGTTGAGAAGCCCGCCTACGTCAGTAATCCCTTTCGGCACGTGTCGGCTTCCAAAACACCATTTTACCAATATGTCAAAGAACTCTTCTCTGTTGTTCCCAGTCTCCCTTCAAGGGCAGGCTCAAAGACCGGACTGGGTACCGGATAACCGGCGGTTTGGTTTGACTTTAGTGAGGGTTAGAGAATACTTTGGTTGTTCTTCAAAACTATGTCCATTAAGTTTCGTTGCGATTCAATAAATTTCTTCAAATCATCACATTGGGAAACTTTCTCTCTATAAAATCCACGTTCTGATTCTAAATCTCGTTTGAGTTTTTCATTTTCACCTCTCAAAGAGCTGATCAACGCGTCTCGTTCTTCAATCACAGCTTCATATTTGTCTCGCTGTATTTCTAGTTCGGTTCTTTTATCCATTGTTGTATAATTTGATTAATCTCCGACGTAATGTGCACCGTAATGAGTACTATTTGGGGTGTAGTAAGCGGAAGCGGGAATATTAAGGTTATTATATTCCTTACTAGGTGTAGCTTTGGCAGTCTTGCTCATAGCTTCATGTCTTTCAGCTAAAAATTTATCAGTTCTTGATTTCACAGCTTCCGGTGAGAAACTTTCTTGGAGTTTTGCAAAGCTCCATGCAGATTTTAAACACTCTGAAAATGTTTTTCCACCCTTCTTGTAATTGCGGTGTGCAGACTTCATTATTTGTGATAAATTGTAGCTCATAATCGTTATTTTTTAATTGGTTTTATCAATCATTTTTTGTATGTTTGTATGATTGATTGATTTATGATGCAAATATAATCGCATTTGCGTTATTTTAAAAACAAAAAACTTTTTATTTTATCGCATTTGCGTTTTATTAACTTTTGATTGATTGGATTTATGACAAATAACAACACTATCAATGGAAGAATTAGAGAAATAATTCTGTCTGCCGGCATTACAGATAGCGCATTTGCGAAAAGAATTGGTGTAACACAATCTGTAATAGCATCAATGTTTCAACGTGGAACAGAACCTTCCGCTAAGGTATTAACTTCAATTCTACTAACCTATGAAGATATTTCTGCTGAGTGGTTACTTCGCGGAAAAGGTCAAATGCTACTTTCAGAAGTAACACCTGACCCAAACATAGAACAAATGAAACGCTTGGTAGATACGATCACTACCTTGCAAGGTATAATCACCGAACAAACTAAAACGAATCAGTTACTCACAGAAGAACTTAAAAAAGCCAAAGGAGAACTGACTATGTTGAAAAATGAACGAAATGTAGAATAAACTAAAATTTATATACACTAATGAAAACATTATTATTTATCGTTGTATCAGCTACTATGTTATTAAGTGGATGCAAATCTAAAGAAGAAAAAGCTAATGAATTAATTAAGGACGACATGTTTAAAGTCCTATATGATTTTGCCAGCTATGAACCTATTGAAACCAATATAGACAGTGCTTTTACATCTGTATATACAGATTCAATCATTACAAGACATGCCTATTTCATTAAAATAGCTATTGAAAAAGCAGATGAATATCTAGATGAAATGAAAGACGCACGAAAAACCATGGAGATTTGGAGTGATGGCTATTCTTCATATAGTAACTCTAGATATTATGAAGCTAAAAATAAATTCAATGAAAATCTGGAAAAAGCCAAAGCATGTACTAATATGGTTACATTACATTCAGACAGTATAAAAGACAGAGCTAACTTTATAAAAAAAGAATTTTGTGGTTGGAAAGCAACACATAAATTTAGATGTAAAACTAAAGGAGGTAGCCCAGACATAGGAAATTATGAATATATATTTGATAAGGATTTCAAGGAAATTATTAATAAAGAAGATTTAGATGATAAAGATTACACTAAAATCAAAGAACTTATTAATGAAGTACTAGAAAGCAAAAAAGAAAGTGATGAAACTGATTCTAAAAACAATAATGAAATATAAGCTTAGAACTGTTGCAGGAGAAAAGAAATATTGGATATGCCATGAAAAGAATATATCATATTATAGTATTCAGAACAACATTTTAAGTATGCACCAAATTGAAACAGTAGAGCCTATTAGCTAACACTATAACTTAATTCAAATATGGCAAAAATAAAACAAGATAGAGAGCTTTTAAAAATTATAGACGACTATAAAACTTTCATTAATGCAGAAAAGAGAATTAATGCGCCAATCATTGTTTCTGAACCTAAAGGAAATCATGGCACATCTCTTTATACTAAAAAGCATCTTCATTCAGAGTTTCACTTTGGAAATACATTTATGACTTGTGAAGTACGAAATGGAGATAAAACAGATTGTTCTTTCCAGATAGTTTCGGATAAATTCAAAAAAGGAGTCGTTATCCGCTACGATAGTGGTGGAGGTACTCATAAAAACGAAGTTCCGTTTATACCTTTAGCCAAGCAAAGTGTTACAACTCCCCATTTTCACAAATATGATGATAATGGATATTTTTTAGCCTATAAAACAGACTTATTGAATAATCCCAAACAAGCTGAACATTTATTTGACATTGACTTTGGTTTTCCTTACTTTTGCCAAGAAAGTGTAATCTACACTAATGATGAGCATGAATTACCTGAAATACAAGTATTTCGAGAAGGCTATCTTCCTTTCGAAAGAGAAGACAAAGACCCACTTGAAGGAATAAATTTTTAAGAGATGGAAAAACTTATTGAATATATCATCAAATCCTACAATTCTTTATGGAAAATAAAGAAACATGGAAATACTTTTGAGATCATAACACCGATAGCAACAACAAGTAATATTTTTGTTTCCGTCTTTTTAACTCGAAGAGGAGATGATTTTATTGTTACTGATGGTGGTTGGATAGACAGTGGTATGTATGAATGTGATGCTCATTCTGATGATATATACTATTTCAAACTATTTCAGTACTATTTAGAAGATTATGAAATAGATATTTTAGAACATGCTGGCTATCATTACTATTACAAAAAAATAGAGAAAGCAGAGCTAGTACCAAATATAGTATACGACTTGTCCAGTTTCATTAACGCCGTAGTTAGTGCATCTTTTATCTCTTTTGAAGAGAAAAAGGAAAAAGAACAGATTGGTAGATTTAAAAGGAATGCCACAAATTTCATACATAACCTTGTAGATAAGGAACACTTAAAAACCAATTATTCTATACATGAAGGACTAGCAATTAAATTCAATGCTGTTGTTCTTCGAAATAATAGAATGACGCTTATTAATTACGTTACAGGTTCTAATGATACAAATTTCATATTAAGTTTAGGACGTTCTAATTTGAATTATGATGCAGTAGATGCACATGCCATCAATAGCCGCATCAATCATAAAATAACTCTAATAGATGATACTACAAAATCTATTCAATCTCCTAAAATTGCTCCTTACTTAAAGTCTATTGAAACCAAATCAGGACGTACGTATTTAAAATGGCATGAAAAATCCCATTTAAAAGAATTAGTGGAATAAATTACGCTTTATAAATAAAATATGATTCTTAAACAATGATACAAACTAGAAGTAAACACTATATATGGAACTTAAAGAATTCATAAAAGATACAGTTACTCAAATAGCAGATGCAGTAACAGAGTTAAATGGAGGAACATCAAAATTTAACCTCGTAGTAAACCCGATAGTCTCCATTGGAGGTATAAACAAAGGTACATTACATATTGGAAGGCAAGAATGTGTACTTACCAATATAGAATTTAATCTATCACTCACAACATCTGAAAACAAAGGAAGTGATGCTAAAGTTGGTGTATTTGCAAGCGTAATAGGAGTAGGAGCATCCTCTAATGAAAATGCACAAAACGAGATTGTGAGTAAAATAAAATTCTCGCTTCCAATATTGTTACCTACAAAAGAAGTTTAACTAATCGAACCGTCTTTAATGTATCTATATATTGCATCAGCAAGGTAAGCATTTGCAGGCTTAGAACCTTTTACAACATAATCGACACAACGTTCCCTGAGATCTTGGTCTTTTTGAAGTTCTCTACGAACCTTACGCTCTCTCATCCATTTTTGGATGCTTCTAAAAAACATTTTCATAAACGCACTATTTTAGTTTGACAATGCGCAAATATAACATTTAAAATAATATAAAACATGAAACTCAAAAATCTTGATAGTACATAAAACATCAAATGGTCGAATTATGGTCGAACCATAAAAAAAAGCAGGACTATATAATTGATATACAGAATATACAACTAGATTTCCAAAAATGTGTCTAGTTTAGTTTTTGTGTTAATAGCTCCCTCGTCGGCGGACGAACTAGGGAGCTATTTTTTTATTTATTACAGGAATATAATTGCACAAAATATACATATTTTCCATAACTTTGCAGCGACAAAGGATCACACAAATGGAATATAGCGTAGAAGAACTAAAAAGTGCATTAATAGAGAAATGCGAGAGTGAAGGTATCCTGTATGCAACGGTTGCAATGGACCGTCGTACTAAAGAAATGATTCTTCCTGATACTTTACAAGGAGCTCTGAAACATCCGGAATTCTTCGTATGTACCTGCAAGAAAGTAAAAGACCAATATGTAGTGGAGGAGATTACTAAAGTGTAA